GGCGTGCAGCTCTACCTGCAAGTCGGCAAGTCGTCGGCCGCCGACGCCCCGGCGTTGTACGTCACCGCCTGCGAGATCCAGTACCGCGTCGCGGGCGGCCATTTGTTCGTTCGTGTGGGGGTCGCGGCGGATGTGGCGCAACATCCGCCGCGGCTGCGTTTTGCCTGTCGTCCCTTCGTCCCTCAAGCCTGTAGCCTCCAGCCTCAAGCCTATGAACGGTGCTTCCCACTACGTCGGCCGGCCGAATCTGTTGCCCGTGGCGCTCACCACGCAAAGCGGCGTGAGCGCGACCGGCAACGATACGCCTGTCGGCCAGAACGCGCCCCAGGTGGGCGCGACAACCGCGCCGGTCGCGCCGGCGATGGGCGACTGGTCGAACATCATGTGGGAGCTCGACCTCACGAGCGCCGCCGGGGCCAGTGGCGACACGCTCGACGTCTACGTGCAGACGTCGCTCGACGGTAAGAACTGGGTCGATATCGTGCACTTCGCCCAGGCGCTCGGCAACGGCGGGGCCAAGCGGTATTTCGACAAGACCTGCGAGGGGCTGGCCCAGGCCGAGTTCGAAAACGGCACCGCGCTGGCGGTGAGCACGGTCCGGCACCTGTTCGGCGACCAGTACCGCGTGCGGTGGGTCATCGCCGGCAGCACGCCGGTGTTCACGTTCGGCGTCTACGCATCGTGCCGATAGGAGACCTTGAGAACTTGAGGGGCGTGAGCCAGTGAGGACGCGCAAGCGGACTCTTTCGTCGCCTCGTACCTCACGCCCCTCAATTCCTCACGCCCCTCAATCCCTCATGTCCGTCAAAGATCAAATCGCCGCCGCGCCGTCGTACCTGCTCGATCCCGTGGGCGGGATCGCCTGGTCGCTGGTGCACCGGATCGCCGGCGATCCGACGCGCACGGAGACGGTCGTGGCCCAAGTGTTTTGGGATGAGGACCAGCTCGTCCGCAGCGGGCAGCAATCCGACAACGCCGATCGCAGCGGCCGCAAGGTCCTGCACTCGGTGCAATTGGACCTGCACAGCGCCGTGCAGGTGTTCCCCGAAAAGTGCCAGTTCGTGTTGCCCGACGGGACGGTCCTGAAGGCGGTCAAGGTCGTCGGCCGCGACCTCGAAGCCAGCATGCAGACGGTCGAATGCCAGTTCGCCGACGGCCTGAGCACGAAGCGCACCCGGCCCCGGCCGTAGGGAGAACACGATGCCCCTGCCCTATCCGGCCGCGACCGGCCTGCTCTCGCCGAACGTCGACGGGATTCTGTACCTGTTGGCCGCGTCGCCGACGTTCCAGGCGGTCGTCGCCGCGCCGTCGGCCGACGCCGCGCTGGCGAGCATTTACTGGTACGAGGCCCGCGACGAGCAGGATCCCCACGCGCCGCCAGACGCTCCGGCCCTGGTCGAGCCGCGGCCGCGGGCGATCCTCGAGCTGCCGCACGCCTTCGGCCGCTACCGCAACGGCCCCGGAACTTGGAATGCGACCGGCGCCGCCGAGCTCAGCTTCGAGTTCCTCGCGCCGCCGGGGATCGCCGGCGACAACCGCCGCGAGGCCCGCTGGTTTTCCAACGTGATCGGCGCGATCACCCAGGAGATGACCGACGCCAGCGGCGCGAGCGCCGGGAACCTGGTCTACGCGAACATTTCCAAGATGGAGCTCACGCTCGGTCCGGCCCAGTGCCGGTTCGCCGAGGAGATCGAGGAGTTTTGGGCCGCCGTGTTTTGCCTCGAATGGCCCGGCCGACGCTAGAGTCCGCAATTGCACCCGTCCCGTAAACCGTAGCCTCAAGCATGCCCGGCATTCGCACCATCGCCCGCGCGTTCCCCACGCTCACGCTGGCGCTCGACATCCCGACGCGGCCCGACGACGTGGCCCGGCGGCACCACAACCGGATGACGAAGGACGCCCTGCGCGAGGTGCTCGAGGAGCACCACCAGACCCGCTTGCCCGAACACTTTTCCCGCGCGGCCCACGCCAAATACGGCTATGCCCAGCGCAACGAAAAATACATCCGCACGAAACAGCGCCGCTACCACACCGGCGGCCTCGACCTGGTGAAGACCGGCGGATCGCGCGCACGGATGGCCCGCGAGGGCCACGTCGTGATGAGCGGCGCCGCCGAGGGCTCGCAGAAGAAGCTCGGCGGCACGCTCAAGCTGCGGTTCGATTTCCGGGGCGGCAGCGGCCGCTACCGCCAGCCGGGCGCCGCGCAGCACATCCCGATCGACCAGATGCGCAAGGAAGTCCGGACGTTCCTCGCCGCCGAGCGGGCGGAAATGGCTCGGTCATTCCGCGCGAAATACCTGGCCGCCTACAAGGCGTTCCGCGCTCGCCGGCAGCGCGTCCGGATGCCCACGACTTAACCCCAGGCAACAGGCTTCGCATGGCCGCCAATCGCTACAGCAGTTTTCCCGCCTCCTTCGGCTACGGCTCGGACTCCACGCTCGCGCTCACGCAACTGGGCGGCTACCACGTCGATTCCGGCGCGCGGCTGCACGAGATCGTCCCCTCCGGCGCGATCGATCGCGGCGCGGTCGTGCTCTCCAGCGCCGAATCGCGGTGCCGGATCACGACCGAGGACCTGGCCGCCGTGTTCGCGGTGGTCAGCCCGACGGTCGGGTTGGCTTGCACCGGGGGCGCCACGTTCCGCTACCAGAAGCGGGCCGACAGCGGCGTGTTCGCCGGCGGCAGCACGAACCTCAAGGCCCTCAGCACGCTCGGGTTTCTGTATCCCGAAAGCCTCTCGGCGTCGCTGGACAGCCCGGCCCAACTCGAGCTGGCCTACTGTCCCTTGTTCGACGGCAGCAACGAGCCGCTGGCGCTGACCGATTCGATCAGCCTCTCGGGCGCGCCGGCGCCGGCCTACAACTCGGTGTTTTACCTGGGGCCGCTGTATCTCGACAGCGCGCAGATCGAAGGCCTGACGCAGGTCCGGCTGAATTTCGGGATCGATTTCCGCACGTTCAAAGGCGACGGCCTGGTCCATCCGGCGCAGGGGGCGATCTACGGGCGCAAGCCGACGCTCTCGCTGACGCTCACTAAGGCCGACATGGTGCCGGCCCAGTTGGCCAGCCTCTACAACAACGCGGCCGCCACCCTGGCCCAATACTTCGCGGCCGGCACGCCGGGCGGCAGCCGCATCGCGGCGGCCACCGGCAGTCATTGCAAGGCATCGATCGCCACCGGCGCCTGGCAGGGCCGCGGCCTCAGCGTCTCGGGCGAGAGCGACACCGAAATCACCATCGAAACGCAAGTCACCGGCACGATCGGCCTCAGCGTAGCGAGCACGATTCCATGAGCAGCAGGGGCGTGAGGACTTGAGGGGCGTGAGAACTTGAGGACGCGCAGCGTCATTCGTCATTGATTCGACATTCGACATTCGTCATTAGGCATTTCCCCTCCCATGACTGCCACTGCCCAAAACTGGATCGGCGGCGCCGCTGCCATCCCGCAGATCGACACGTTCACGCCGGCCAACGTGGCCAGCGGCGACACCTTTTCGATCACCGTCGGCGGCCAAACGGTCACCTACACCGCCGGCGTTTCGGACACGGTGGCCATCGTCTGCGCCGGCCTGTTGGCGCTGGCCACCGCGGCCACCGCGCCCCCCACGTTCGACGATGCCGCCTGGACTGCCAGCGCGACGGCCGTCACGTCCACCGGCGACGCGGGAGTCCCGCTCACCTGTTCGAGCTCGGCCAGCGGCGGCTCAGCCACCTGCACGCACGCCAATGTGCAAGCCGCCAGCGGCCCCAACTGGTGGAGCATCGCGGCCAACTGGGCCAGCGGCAGCGTCCCGGCGACCGGCGACTCGGCCACCGTGGGCGGCGGCCCCGATATTTTGTATGGCCTCGGGCAATCGGCCGTCACGCTCACGGGCCTCACGATCAATTCGCCGTCGACCAAGATCGGCCTGCCGATCCAAAACCCGGGCCAGGCCGGCGCCGCGTACGGCGAATATCGCCCGCAGTATCTGGCGATCGGGGCCACGGTCCTGAACATCGTCCAGGCCTCGGGCCGGGTGAAGATCGACAACGGCTCGGTGCAAACGACCGCGACCGTCTCGGCCGCGCAAACGGGCGCCGACAGCGGGTTGCCCGCCGTGCTGTGGAAAGGGACCCACGCCAGCAATGCTCTGGATGTCCTGGGCGGCACGGTCGGCGTCTCGGTCCTCGCCGGCGAAGTGGCCACGCTCGCTTCGCTCGACGCCGCCGGCGGCACGACCACGCTTGGCTCGGGAGTGACGCTCGGCACGGCCGAGTTCAGCGACGGGGCCAATGGCACGATCCAATCCAGCGCGACCACGATCACCCTCGACCCCGCCGCCGGCACGGTCGATGTCCTGGGCGGCGCCGGCGCGGCCTACACGACGATCAAGGTCTACGGCGGCACGCTCAGCTACCAGGCGGGCGGCACGATCGCCGCGCTCTACGCGGGCCTCAAGGGCTCGGTCAATTTCAGCGAAAACATCCAGGCCCGCACGGTGACCGATGCCACGCTCGCCGCGGGCGCGACCGTCACCGACAGCAGCAAGAGTGTCACCTGGACCAACCCGTTGGCCACCGACGGCTGCCGGCTCGAGGATCTTTCATTGGACTTTGGAGTCGGCCGCACCTATGCGATCGCGGGATAGAAAAAACTCCCCTCGCCCCTTGCGGGAGAGGGTTGGGGTGAGGGGTTGTTCCTCGTCCTCAAGCCTGTAGCCTCAAGCCTGTAGCCTTTGCATGTCCTATCAAATCTTCATCCCCGGCGGCCGCGGCTGCGACGTCGCGCAGCTCCGCGCCGTCGGCCTCGAAACCATTTTGGATCCGGAGTTCGGCCCCTCGGAGTTCGACGTGACGTCTGGCCCCCAGGGCCAGTGCGGCGCCTGCTTCGCCTGGCTCGACACGCTGCATCCCGAGCGCGACCCGCGCCGCCCGGGCATGCACCTCGACCAGCAAATCTGGACCCCGTGCAAGCCGCGCGGCGGGCTGGCGGCCGGCCGGTTCTGGCTGGGCCGCGACAAGGGCCGCAAGATCAAGCCCAGCGACCTGGCTCGCCGCACGCAACAACCGGGCCTCCCGGTCAAGCTCGACGACGGCCAGGAGTGGCTCGTGCCCGCGGCGGTCCGCTTGCCGCACCGCTACGCGCTCGACGCCGAGGGGCGCGAGAGCCGCCAGGTGGTCGATCGGTTCCGCGAGTTTTATGCCCGGGCCGAGCACTTTTACAACGTGTTCCTGAAAATCCAAGTCCAACCGGGCGTCGTCGTGGAGGGGGGCTGGCCGTTCGCGATCGAAGCCCTGGCGCTCAACTACCGCGTCAATGCCGACCTGGTCGATTGGCTGGGGCTGTTTTCGGAGGAGGCCTTGCTGTGGACGATCGGGGCCACGTTCGAGTTGGACCCGCTCCGCGCGATCGAGCTTCAAAAAAAAACGGCCTAGTCGTCCACAGCCGCTACGCCCAGTACGTCGCCTGGAGCCGCGGCCTGGCCGGCGAGTACTTGCCCAGGATCCTCGATCTGCACCTGTTGGCCCTGGAACATCAACTCGGTTATTTCGCGCGAAATTGAAAGAAGACTATGGGCTTAGGGCTTAGGGCTTAAGGCTTAAGGACGCGCAGCGTCCGCCCGTCTCCTCGTCCCTCACGCCCCTCACCACCTCACGCCCCTCCCGCCCCATGTCCGCCGACGAACAAGTCGACATCAAGGTCACCGCCGACAACGCGGCCGCGCTCTCGGCGCTCGAGCAGATCTCCGCCGCGCTCACGAAGCTCGGCGACAAGGGGAAAGAATCCGGCGAGAAAAACAAGGAGGGCTCCAACTGGGCGTCCGAAGGTCTGGCGGACTTCGAAAAGCGGCTCGTCTCCGCCACGGGCGCCGCGGCGATCGCCGACAAGGTGTTCGAAGGGATCAACAAACAACTCGAGGACATGCGCGATCGCGCCCGCGAAGCCTGGGAAGCGCAGCAAAAAGCCGCCGGCGTCCAGGCCAACTGGGCCGAACTGCTGCCCGAAGGCAGCGACCCGGCGAAGATCCAGCGGCGGATCGACCAGATCGCCAAGGCCACCGGCAATCGCTCGCAGGACGTGGGCAGCGCGCTGGCCCAGGCCATGGGCTCGGCCGGCGAGAACCAGACGGCGGAGCAGGTCCTGGAGGCGGTCGGCGCCGCGGGCCGCCAGCGGCACGACGCCGGCGGGATGGCCACGCTCGGCTCCGAGGTCCTCAAGCTGCAAAAAACCTTTCCCGAGCTCGACCCGCAAGCCGCGCTGGCCGGCGTTCTCAGCCACGGACAGAAAGACAATTTCGCCGAGCGGATCCTGCCGGCGATGACCGAGCTGCGGCATATCGGCGGCGAACGCGACACGCCGCAATTCCTGGAGTCGTTCGTGGCCGCGATGGGCAAGACGGCCGACGTCGGCAACCTCAAGGGGATGTTCAACAAAATTCGCGCCTACCTGCCCGAGGAGTCGCTGGGCAAATGGAGCGTCGAGCAGATGGTCCAATACCTGAAGAGCGACAAGGGAAAAATGGCCCGCTCGCGGCTGTTCGGACCCTTGGCGGCCAATCCCGAGCTGCTCGAAAAAATGCCCCGCGAACAACTCGACATGATCATGGCCGGCCAGACGGGCTTTGGGCGCAGCGATCCGGCGATGATGAATCGCGGCCTGGGCTATTTCACGCCGGGCGGCGATCCGGCCGCGCGGGCGGCCGCGGCCGCCGAGCTCGGCTTCGATCGCTACGGCGCCGCGTCGCAGGCCAAAGCCGCGGCCCAGCAGGCGGTCAATGCTTCCACGCCCGAGGCCCAGCTCGCGGCCCGCACGCGCGCGTCCGAAGAAAGCCGAGATCGGTACCTTAAAGAAAATCCCCTAGCGCTGGTTGCCGAAGCGCAGGCCGTGCGCGACAAGTTCATTCACGACGCCGGCACCGGATTTCTTGGCTTCAAGGTCTGGGGGCGCGGCCCCGTCGATTACGCTCACAGCATGCTCAATAACCCCGGGGAGCAGATCGAGGCCGCGCAGCGGCAGATGGAATCATTTCGCGATCCGAGCAACCCCGCGCTCGAACAAAACTACCAGGATCAACTGAAGGTCATGCAGGAGATCCTGCAAGCCATCCATGACCAAGAAATCACGGTCCGCATAACCGGGGGCGAGGGCATTAACCCGCAGTCGCCCGCGGTGATGGCCGGGAAAGGCGGACGCTAAATGAGCCCGCCATCCAACCTGGCCGCCGCCGGCACGCTCACGTTCAACGGCGACACCGGCCTCTGCCTGCCGCTGGCCTTCACGCCGGCCGCGCCCGAGTACCACTTCTTCCGGACCCATTTCGCCGGCACCGACGGCGTCTCGGAAATCACCGCCGGCAGCGGCCTGCGCACGATCCTGGTCAAGGTCGTCGTGTTCGGCGGCTTTCGCACCCGCAACCAGTTGCAGCAGTATTGCGAGCAGACGATGAACGTCACGGCCCTGGGGAGCAACAGCACGCTGAAATATTCGTCCAGCAATCCCAAGTTCAGCGTTTCGTATCCCGACTGCACGTTCGAAGGCTTTGCCATGGACGAGTCGCCCGGGATGCTCTACGACTCGGCCGGCACGCTCGACGGCGGCTGGTTTTGTCTGGGCACCTTGAAATTTACCCAACTCAGTCAGCAGCAATAGGAGGCTCTTCCTCGTACCTCAAGCCCGTAGCCTCAAGCCTGTAGCCTTTTTAGTTCGTCCCTCACGCCCCTCAACACCTCACGCCCCTCACGCCCCTCACGCCATGCCCTCCCGCGACGCTCCCCAGATCACGGTCTACCTCGACGGCCTGGCCGTCCCCAACATCCAGGCAATGCGCGTCGAGCGCTCGGTCGGCGGCGCCCGGCTCGATCATGCCGTGTTGCGGGTCGCCGGCGGCAGCCAGTTGTACGTCGAGAATTTGCAGCTGCCCCACGGCGTCAATCCGCTGGTCGTGATTAAGGGGACCTTGGCCGACGGCAAACAGAAAACCTTTTTCGTCGGCAAGGCCACCCGCCAGCGGATCACGATCGACGAGCACACCGAATCGAACGAGTTCGTCGCCCAGCTCGCCGAGTACCTGTTCGGCAATCCGTTGGAGTTTTTCGAGGACTACGACGTCGCTGCCAAGACGACCGCGATCTCCTTCCGCCCGCTGGTCTTCAATCCCGAGATCGACGGCCGGACCTACGGCAACAAGCGCGCCTCGACGTTCGCTATCTTCGACAGCAATCTGTTCATCGACACCGAAGCCCTCCGCTCCGATCCGGCCCGCAAATATCAGGGCGAGCCGCCCCTGCCCGCCCCCGGCACGCCCGACACCGTCAACCTGTGGGACCTCAGCGAGGCCGTGTACTACCTTTGCACGAACCTGAACCTCCTCGAGACGTACGTCCACAATCCCACGCTCGCCGTACTGCGCTCCGTGATCGACGACGAGCACGACCTGGTCCGCAATCTGCACATCCCCTTCGGCACGTATCTGCCCAAGGCGCTCGACCTGCTGTTGGAGCCGCTGGGCTATTCCTGGTACGTGGCGATCGACGACAAGACGGCCGCCCTGACGATCCGCGTCTTCCAGCGGGGCGTCGGCACGGCCGTGACCAGCGTCTACTTGCAGCCCCGCGGCGCGCAGCTCAACCTCGCGCCCGACAGCGGCGACGAGCTCTCGAACACCTGCGCCGTCGAGATCGATTACGACATCGGCAGCCTCTACAACCAGGTCGTGGCCTTCGGCGATTACGAGGAATACGAAAGCACCTTCACGCTTTTTCCCTTGTGGGACGCCACGAAGGACAATTTGATTGCCTATCCGCCCCAGCTCTGGACCGGCGCGCCAGACTTCGTCAAAAACGGCTTCCACGATGTGTGGCGGAAGTGGGGCTTGAACGAGGCCGGCGATTACATCGGCCTCCGGCCGGAAATCCAAAGGCCCTACCCCTTCGACGAGCTGGGCCTCTCCGCCAGCCAGACGCTTCCCCGCCGCCGCCGTTTTCTCCCGACGCTCACGCTCGGGCCGGACCTGCGGCCGATCGGCCATCTCAAGGGCTGCACCCTCGAACTCTATTCGCCGTACTGGAAAGAGGGCGCGGGCTGGAGGCAGGTCACGGCCGGCTGCGAGCTGCTCGAGACCGAGTGTGCGGTCTATTTCGGCGACCGCGAAATCCCCCAAGAGATCCTGATGCTCGCCCAGAGCGCGCCGGTCGTCGGCGGCTTCGCCACGCAGCATTCGGCCGCCTCGCAAATCAAAATCCGGATCACGGCCTGCGTCCGCTTCGATCGGCTCTATACGCGGGTGCTGCGCGAGAAGAGCTCTCCCAACGACGAGACCCACACGCTCGTGCTCGACTGGGCGCACCTGTTCCATTACCGCCAGGTGACGCAGACCAGCCAGTACTACGCCGACGTCGCCAGCGGCGCGAAGTTGGCCACACAGGACAACGACTATGCGGCGATGAATGCCTTTTGCGACAGGATCCGTCAAGCCTGGGACATGGCGGCCGTGCACGGCCCGCTCACGATCGAGGGGGTCGACGACTGGCGCGACCCGCCGGCTTACGACGTCGGGATGAGCGTCGACGCCCTGGTCGGCCGCGACGTGAGCTTCAACGCCGTCGCCAGCGGCAAAGCCTACCCGCAGATCGTGGGCATTACGTACGACTTCCAGCGGCAGCGGACCACGCTGCAACTGGAGCGGTTCCGCGAGCCGCCGCGCTTCCTGCATCGCGGCGACGGCGAAATCACCGACGCGGGAGTCATCCACTGAACGAGGCTTGAGGCGTGAGGGGCGTGAGGCGGTGAGGACGCGCAAGCGTCCGCACCGCTCGGCAGTGCCTCAATCCGTTCGATGAGCCTAGCACTCATAGACTCATAGTCGTACCTCAAGCCTCAAGCCTCAAGCCTCAAGCCTCGAGCCTCTTCCCCATGCCCGCCTTCCGCCAAGACCGCCGACCGCTGCTGGGCGGCGACCGCCAGACCTACGACGGTGTGAAGATCTACCGCGTCCGGTTGCAGGACACGCTGTTGCCCGGCGGCAACGCCCCGGCCCACTTGCAGTATTGGAACGGCACGCAAGAGGTCGACGGCGCGACGGTCCAGACGATCCAGGTCTACGACCCGCATTTTCAGGTGCTGGGCTTCAAGGGCGAGCTGCTCGACGTCTGGCACGTCAGCGACATGATCGTCAATCCGCCCGACGGCGGGGCGCCGACCTTCAACCGCTTCGAGCCGGTCCACCAGCACGGCCTGATGCGGCTCGGGCAATACAAGGGGAGCCCCGGACTGCCGCAATACTGGGCGCCGGGCACGGCCCAGAGCGTCGAGATTTGGGGGGGCAATCTCGGCGGCGAGACCGACCAGCATGTCTCGGTCCTGGCCTCGAACACGTTCCCCGTCCCGGTTGCCCCCAATGCGTTTTTGTGGATCGAATCCAACGGGATGACGCTCGACCACAACGGGGCGAATTTCTACGTCGTCGCCCCGCTCACCTTCGGCGTCCTGGCGCTCTACTCGGGCGGCGGCTATTGGTTCCCCGGCTCGAGCGCCTCGGTCCGGATCTGGGGCGGCACGCCGGGGGCCGAGACCGACCAGGCCCTGCCCGTCTATGCCTTCAACGGCTTCGATATCGTCGGCCCCAACACGTTCGTGTGGCTCGATCACAACGGCTACGCCTGGTATGTCGTGCAGCGCGTCGAGCCCTGCTGCTGGTGGCAGATGTGCGGCTCCGGCTGGCGGCTGATCCGCGGCCTGCCGGCGAACTGCGCCTCCCCGCCGAACTTTTCCGGCAGCGGCGGTCCGCCGCTCCTCTACGATGGCCAGGTCGTCGTCATCTGCCCAAAATGCTTCGGCACGACCTCGACGTCGACCTCCGTCAGCAGCACGAGCACCTCGACCAGCACGCCGACGGGCTCGACCCCCAGCAGCAAGCCCTGGGGCGGCGGGCCAGAGATTGGGGCCGATTGCGGAACCTGCACCAGCGGCACGACGCCCTACAACCTGTTCGCGGAGATGCCGGCGTTCGGTTCCGGAACTAACGCTGCCTGCTGCAACGCCATCCTGAGCGGCAACGCCTTCGAACTGACCCAACTCATCTCCAACGCTTGCGTCTGGCGGTACGTCGTGGCTTTTGCCGGCGATTCCACCCCCTGCGATCTCACGCCGCTGGCGGGCAATTTTCAGATTCAGGGCGAATTCGGCACCTCCGGCGGCGACGTGGTCTTCAATGTCTTTATCGAGGCTGGCGGCGCTAATTTGGTCTGGAGCTCCGCGCCGCTGTTCGCGATCGACGCCGGGCCGGTCGATTGCCTGGCGATCCTCAAAAGCCTGACCTTGAGTTTCAACGCCGCCGCCAGCGGTGCCTCACTATTCTGCACCGATCCGACCGGCGGCTGGGACTTCGACGACATCTTCATTTCTGTTGTGTAACCATCATGCGTTGCGTTTTCACTCGCGTCGACGCCGAGACGATCGTCAGCACCTGTTGCGGCGTCACGCGCAAATTCAAAGGCGACGTCGCCAAGGTCTGGCGCGAGTGCCACCAGCCCTCAGCCCCGCGGCCGCCGCTGGTCCCCTGCACGTCCTGCAATGAACACGGCGGCAACGTCCGGATCAAAGTCCATCGCCACATGCCGGTCGAGGCCCTGGCCAGGCTGCTGGCCGAGCAGGGCAGCGCCGGCTTTCCCGCCGGCTGGGAGCTGTGGCCGGTGGCTGATTGCGCCTTCGACCTGCTGGCCAAGTCCCAGGCGATCATCCGCCCCGCGCCGTTCGTGCCCCCGTTCGGTGACGACGGCCCAGCCTGGTCCGGGCGCGCCGAAGTCATCGCGGCCCACGCCCATGCCCTGCGCCGCAAGGCACTCGAGCGCGAACCTTATCCCGGCTTCGCGGGGCGCGGGATCGTGATCGTCGGCGGCGGCACATATTTTCCCGGGGCCTACGTCGCGGCCTGCATGGCCCGGCACGTCGGCTGGGAGGGTCCGATCCAGATCTGGCACCGCGGCGCCGACGAGCCGGCCGACGCGGCAATCCTCGGACCGCTCGACGTCGAGCTCGTCGACTCGGACACGCATCCCGCCCGGTCAAGCCGGCGGTTGCTCGGCGGCTGGGAACACAAGACGTTCGCGATCCGCCACTCCCCATTCCAAGAGGTCCTGTACCTCGACGCGGATGCCTATCTGGTCGCCGATCCCTCGCCCGTGTTCGCCGCCAACCGCTACGGCGCGGTGTTCTGGCCCGACCTGGAGCAGACCGATCACAACGTCAAGTGGGCGCTGCACGGCGAGCTGGACGATCCGCACGGCCAGGGAATCCAGGGCGGCCACGTCCTGCTCGACAAGGCCCGCGCGTGGGATGCGCTCTGCCTGGCCGACTGGATCAACGACCATTCGGATTTTTACTACCAGCACCAGTACGGCGACCAGGACTCGTGGCGCTTGGCCTGGCGCGTCCGCCGCGAGCCGTTTTGCTTGGCTCATCCCCGGCCGAACTGGGTCGAGAGCGCGTTTGTGCAGTACGGCTTGCCGCCCCGGCCGCGGCCGCTGTTCGTCCACCGCTGCGGCTCGAAGATGTTTTTGCCTGAGGCGCTTGAGAACCGCGGCAAACTCTATTGCGAAAAGCTGCCGCTAGAGGCCGTCGCTTGGGGATTTTTAGAGCGCTTCGCGAAGGAAACGAGCGCATCATTCCGCGCGGAATGATTTCAGCTTCCCGCCCGCTCTTTGCTACGGAAGCGGCGCGCCAATCGCCGCGATGACCTCGGGCCTCGCGTCCCTGCCGGCGGGCGACCGGATCCAATCCCAGACCTCCGGCAAGTCTTGCGAGAGAGCTTGCCGGTCTCCGTGCATAAACGCCGCGTTCCTCAACATGCCGATCGCGTGTCCGACGTCGTCGGGAGCCATCCAGCGCGGAAGAATTTTGACGAATGCGTAATAGAACGGATAATCCTGACCGCCCCCCATTTCACGCGCTTGAACAATTCCCGGCAGCACGCGCGCGATGTAATCTTCGCGATCTCCATCACGCTCGAGCTCGGCGGCGGCGCCTTTGGCCGTCCAAGCCGGGAAAGCGGCGCGAAGCTGCATGATCGCCACGGCGGTGGCGATTTGCGTAGACGAATCCTTGGAGCGGCGGACCGCCTCGCTCACGGCTGCGAAGACTTGCCCATCAAAATGGTGCGGGGGCCGGCGCTCCAGCGCGACGGCAAAGGTGTGACTCACGGTGGCCCGCGGGCAAGCGGTTTCAGCGCTCAGCGCGTCGACCTTCGCGACAACTCCGGCGTGCGACCCTTCTCCCTTCCAATTCGAATCGAGCCGTTCAAGGAACTCCCGACTCGCGGCGTCGTACTCGCGACCAGAACCTTGCGATGGCTCACGAGCCTCTGCCGCCGATGCGGCGTCGCCAGCGCCGCCGTGGTGAATCATCGTCATGCAAATCACGCCGGCGACGAACCCCACGACGATCCCGCAGCATCCGTAAAGACAATTGCGCAACACGCTGCCATTGGCCAGCACTTCGCTCCAATTGGAGTCCGACTCGGGCTCGACGTCGTCAATCGGCCGATGATCGAAACGAGACTGCGCGGCAGCCATACGGCACCCCGTTGCTTGCCCAAAGACGACGGCCTGAAACCACGGCCGCCAGATGCCACCACTCTAACCCCCCTTCGCCCGGCGAGCAAGAATCTTGGCCCGCCGCCCGCTACATTTCGCGTAGCGGCCACGGGCTGAAGGTCGTCGGGAGCCCTCGCGACCGATCCTGGGGCATCCTGGCGCTGCCATTTCCGGCAACTTGGCGCTCCCGCGCGAGATGCGGACTGTTAATCCGCTTGTCCAAGGTTCGAGTCCTTGTCGGGGAGCTTTGGGCTGACTGCGAAGGCTGCCAGCCCAACGATTTAGCGATCCACGACAGGAGCGGATTCTTACTCCGCACCTGTCCAGGGTCTCGCTTGGCCCGAGGGCGGGCCCTTGCTCGCTATCACACTCGCCCTCATCGGCTGCCCGAGATCCCGGCCGGCGGCGGTCTCACCCCCGCCGCCGGCCGCGTGTTTTTTTCGCGCACGAGGCACGCGGATCAAGTCCCGATGGAGCGCCAGCAAATGACCCCTAACGCCAAGCCGGCCCCGCAAGCGCCGCCCCCCAGGCCGCAGCCCCCGCCCGCCCGGCCCGACGAGTTTCGCGGCAACCCGCCATTGCCGGGAAGGTGAATTGTTAGAAAAGAACCGCGATCAACAACGCGATCCCAAGCACCATCAACAGCGTCGCGGCAGCCAGCCGGTTGGCGAGCCACTCGGCGTGGACTCGCAGCCCCTCCAGAGTCAGGAACCAACTGACCGCCAGCCACAGCTTTTCCCGGTCGACGTCCGGAAGTTTTTCGAACGTGGTTCGGAAATCGGGGAAAGCTGCCGTGAGCGGCGCTACCTGGCTCCCCAACGAGCTGACCGCGGCCAAGACAAAGCAGATCATCGAGCCACGGACCGCCCAGGAGCCGGTCAGCTTCAGAGCGACGGCCGCGGCGATCAACGCCGTGGCCAATCCGCAGGCGACCTTGACGATCTCCAACAGCCGCGCCGTCAAGAGGTCGCACCGGCCGCGGGCTGCGATCGCCGATTGCTGCGCGAGCGCTTCGACCGCCGCGATTTTCGCGCTGTCGAAAGTGGGTTCGAATCGGTCGGGATCGTCCGCCCAGCGGCAGGCCGCCAGATAGCCGGGGTCGCGTTTGAAGTCGGGCAGCCCGGTCAGGGCGGCAAAGAAGCGGCCGGCATGCATGGCGGCGAGTATACCAGCGCGCAGAACCTCGGCGAACGAGGCAAGCGAGTAAAAGGAACGTGGGCGGATTGGTAGTCCCTCGCGTTTTTGGGTTTCGACGGTTCCGCCGGCGGCAACCCGCCGCCGGCGGCCGTGTGTTTTTTCCGGGGCGCCCGCGGGCTTGCTCGATGAAGTTCGGCTCCTATATAAGAACCGCGACGTCCCAAGCTTGGCACAGTGCCTTCGGCATTGTGAGCGTTGTGGCGTTCTTTATCTCTCTGGTCACGATGGCCTGGACACTCGTCGCGCATATGCTCGTCTGGCTGACGGTCTCGCTCGTAGCGCTTCTGCTCATCCTCTTGATCTGCGAATTGGTGCGAGCCCAGTTCCAGATGTTCAACGAGCAGGAGGCTAAGGCCGCGCTGAATCTCGACATCGCTGCAGCCCAGGCCGCGAACGACGAGCTTATCGCGCTTCACGCGCAGGGCGTCTCGCTCAGAGACCGCATCTACGTTCCGGCCACTCCCCAGGAAGCCAATGACAGACGCGGCTGGTTCGCGTTTCTGGAAACGTACTCCGACGACGTGGAGGAGTGGAGCGATCGGGTCCACGCGCGGCTGCTGCCCCATGAATGCACGGATTTCGACGTGATCGAGGTCGCGCCGGGCAAACCTCGATTGGACGTTGGGCTCGCGCGGCAGGAGCGGGCTGCCGCGACAGTCCGGGCAGCGCTCGTGAAGTTGGCCGACCTGATTCGCGCTCGCGAGTCTCGGATCGATGCCCAACGAATGGCCGCCTCCTGAAAAATCTTTTCCAACCGCGCTTGCAATCGTCGCGGCCGCGCGCTAGATTGTCCCCCGTTCGCGACGAGGTGGTAAGAACACCTCGCCGCGGCAAGTTTCCTTGTGATAGCGAGCTCTTATCCGGCCGCCCGTTGAAAGCGGGTTCTCGCCGGACCGACCGCCTGATCCGACTTTTTTCGAACCGGGTCTGCCACGGCCGTCAGCTCGTCAGAAACGCGAGTTTGACTTTTGTCGGCCGCCATCCTGCTCTTTCGCTATCAGCTCGAGCGCGGTGCACGGCCTTGGCAACCCGGTTTGATCCGTGTAGGTCCCCCTCGTCGCGGGCGTCTGGCTCCGCGGCAACAACGGCGTCCATAGCGCTTTGGGGAAACGCCCGGATTGAAGGCCGGGCCGGTAGCGCGGGAATGATGAATTCCAGCGCTGCCGACCGGTTTTTACCTTGCGGATGCATCCTGCTTGCTCCGCAATTAAAGTCGGAATGGTCGGCGCATGAAGACTCGGACGACGGTCGCGACACGGATCGATGCGCGAACAATCGGGCGGAATGGTTCACGGGCCGCAAGCCCTGAACGGAGTCTGCCACGGAGGAAGGCCTGCGTGCCCAGATCACCTCGATCCTGGAGCAGCAACGATGATTCACCACAAGCGGGATTCGCGACGTTCTCCACCCGCGCAGCCGCAGGGGCTGCGACTCTTTTCCGGCGACGGCCCTGGCCGCGCAGCTCAAGCAGAGCCTGCCGACGGCGAAGCGCTCTCGCCCGGCATGACGGTCAGCCAGTTTTACTTCGGCTATGTGCGGCCGATCGTGCTCCGCGAGCGGAACGCCAAGCCGCGGAATCTCCAGCAATACGACGGCACCGTCTCGTACTGGTCGCGGTTCACGGGCGATCCGCCGCTGGAGTCGATCGAGGATCGGCACAAGGCCGACTTCGCCGCGCGGCTGTGGGGCCTCAAAGGCCGCCGCGGCGGACCGATCTCGCAGAACACTGTCCGCAAGCACATGATCCACTTGCAGGCGGTGCTGGACCTGGCCGGCCCGCGCTCGCGCAGCGCCAATCCGCGCGGCGCCGATCTGTTGGTCGAGGCGCCGTATCTGCACAAGCCGGCCACGCTCACCACCGACGTGGAAAACGCATTCACGCTCGCCGAGGTCCAGCAGTGGCTGGCGGCCTGCCGGGGCGCCAAGTTTCCGACCGAGAGCGAGTCGGGCGTTCCCGCGCCCCTCTGGTGGCAGCAGTTGGGAATTTTTCTTTACAACGCCGGGCCGCGGATCGGCACGGCGCAGGAGCTCCGCTTTTCGTGGCTCGAGCGCGACGAGCTCGGCGCCTGGTTCCGCGCGCCGGAGGGGGCGGTCAAAGGACGGCGCAAACTGTCGATCTACGTCAACCCGTGGGCCCTGGCGGCGATCGAGACGATGCGGGCCGCGCTCGCTGCCGCCGGCCGGGGAAAACAAGATCGGATTTTCCTCTGGCCGCACGTGTTCAGTTGGCTGAACGAGTGCCGCGTACGGCTGCTCGAGCGTTCGGAGATCCAGCCCAGTCGCCGCTTCGGCTTCCACGCCCTGCGCAAGGCCTGCGCGACGGAGCTCGGAAAAATGAACTTCGCCGCGGCCAAGCTCCAACTCGGCCATGCCTCGAAAGACGTCACGCTGACCAACTACACGCATCGCGTGGTGCTGGTGGAAACGGCCAACCGCCTGCCCCAACCGGATTGGGACGCGGTCCGCTTCCAGGCCGGCCCGCGGCAGTTGGAACTTTTTTAGAGGCTGCGGGCCACGGAAACACCTTGCGCCTCTGGGGGCCCAAGGTTGGGCCGGTTCGGCGGCGCGGCGATGATGGGAAGGCGCGGATTCGTCCGTTGTTCGTTGTCCGTTGTCCGTGGCAACTGACCACGGACCACTGACGAGCCCTAACCGCCCGGGAGGAGGTCGGGCAGAAAAGGAGGTGCGCGTGAGATCGACGGGTTGACCGTTTCGACGAATCCAGGAAGGCGGTCGGGCGTCCGCGTGGGTGCTCTACGGGGCCCGACCGCCGTTTTAACCAAGGAGTGCGCAGGATGGCAGTGGAATTGAGAGACCGAGTCCGCGACACGATCACCGGCTATACCGGGATCGTGATCGGCGTCACGCAATGGATCCATGGTTGTGTGCGCTGCACGGTGCAGGCACGGGAACTGAAAGATGGCCGGCCGGTCGATCCCGTGTGTTTCGACGAGCCGCAATTGGAACTGCTCTCGGCGGCCGCCGTCCCGCTGCCGTTCGCGCAAACGGTCGCGCCAACGGACGCAGCAACGCGCGGCGGTCCGCTTGCCGCGCCCGCGCGGCGTCCCGACGTGCAGCGTTAATTTTTCCGGCCCGCAGGAAGCGGGCCGTTTACGGGTGGCCAATAGCCCGGGCTCAGGGACGCGAGCCCGGGCCGGGCGAACCGAAAGGGCGACAACGATGAATGCCGGCCAACGCAATTGTTACCTGGCGCTCAAAGCGGCGGTCGAACAGTACGACCTCGACGATGCGCTGTTCGCGCTCGCGGCGCTCATCGGCGAGCAAGGCGCCCGCGTCGCCGACGATTGGTACTTCAGGCTCGCGCGGGGACACATCCAAGATGCGCGTGGGCATCTGCGCCGCGCCCGTCCTCAAGCCTGTAGTCTCAAGCCTGTAGTCTCAAGCCTGTAGTCTCAAGCCTGTAGTCTCAAGCCTGTAGTCTCAAGCCTTTTTCACCAGCCGGAGGAGCGACGATGGCAAGCGAAATCGAAACGGCAATCGCCGCCGACACCACGATCGGGCCGAACACGCCCGAAGCGCCCGTCGCGGTGGAGCTCGAGACGGAGGAGGCCTGGCTGGTGCGAGCGCTGCTGCGGCAGGTGGTCTCGGCCAACCGCGGCCGGCGCTCGTTCGGGATTGCCAAAGGGATTTTGCAGAAGCTCGGCCAGGCCGAGATCGCGGCGGTCGAGCGCACGTTGCGTAACTCAAACCTGTAGCCTCAAACCTGTAGCCTTGTCCCTTGTCTTGATTTACGAACAGGAGGTTCGAATGCTGGTTTTTTCCCGGAAGCGCGGCGAGACGATCGTGTTCACCACGGCCGCGGGGGAGCGGATCACGGTCCGGGTCTGTCGGATCGGCGGCGACACGGTCCGCCTGGCCTGCGACGCCGACCCGGCGACCTCGATCCACCGCGGCGAGGTCCAGGAGCGGATCGATCGCGAGCGGGGTGATTTGCAGGGAGGCCGCGCCGCATGAACATTTTTTCGCCGACCTGGCTGACTACCTGCCTGACTGCCTGGCTCCGCGGCTGGCGCGATCGGCGCACCAACCAGCGCTATCTGCGGGTCCGCCTGCGGCAAGCGCGGCGGCTGGCGGCGGGGCAGCAGCAGCAGTGCGCGCGGATGCGGCTCCACTGGCTGTCGGCCGAGCAGCGGGTGAACCAACTGGCCCGCGAGAACGAGCAGCAGCGGCAGACGATCCACTTGCAGCGCCAGCGGCTGGTCGAGCTCGGCACGCAGCGGCCGTGCGGCGTCTGCCCGCCGTTGCAATTTGTCCCCTGGCCAGTCGACGCCAAGCAGCAGCAGCCGCTGGTCAACGGAAAACTCTGGCTGCGTTTTTTCGTGAAGGTCAACGACACGCACGTCTGGGTCAGTTTGGTTGCGTCGGGGCGCGCTCCGCTGCTGCATTTCCTCGATCGGCTGGAAGGCCGACCGAGCACACCCGTTTCTTCGTCCTGAAGTCTCAAGCCTGTAGTCTCAAGCCTGTAGCCTCAAGCCTTTTTTTTACGGAGGTCCAACCATGTCGCACGGCTTTTTTCGCACGGTCGTTCCCGGGGCCCTCGCGCCGCTGTGGCCGCGAGCCGAGGAAATCGCGTTGCCCCACGGCGGGGCGATCACGCTGCGGTTGCCCGGCCGCGGCCGCGGGCGGCGGAAGTTGCAGGTCTTGATCCCGTTGGCGATCCCGTTGCGCGCGCCGCGCCGTAGCTTGACCCGCGGAAACTAGATCGCTGCGCCCTGGCACTGGAAGGAGCTGCCCATGGAGCAGCCTTGCAGCCGCGGCGAAGCGGTGCGGCGAGACGAGGCTTGGGACCTCGTCCGCCGGCATCCTTTGCTCCGTGGCGAACCGAAGATCGCCTGGCGGCTCCTCTGGGAGTTGGCCGGCGGAAAACCTGGCACCGTCCGCATATCCCCCGCTGATATCGGCTTGGACCAGGGACGCGAAGATCCGAAGCGGTGCGGCTTGCGGGCGATCGAATCGCTCGAGCTGGCCGGTCTGATCGAGGTCGTCGATAGACGGAGCGGGCGCTGGAGCGTGTACGTAGTCCAGCCAGCCGAGCTCGAAAGAGCTCGTCGCCGGCCCCACGATCCCCAGCGCGAGCTCCCCGGCGTAGAAGACGGCGAGCAAGACGCTGCCGTCGACGCCGGGGAAGCGACGGTCCGGTTGGAGACGGCGAAGTTGGCGACGGTCGAGCGGGAGACAATCGGCGTGGCGGATGTGGCGCCACATCCGCCCGCGCCCTCGCAAAACCTTCGGAAAAAACAAGCGCAGCGCGCGCCTTCCACTTCGGAACCCTTTGTACCTTCGGTAACTTCGTTACCTTCGGAACCTTCCTTAGTGGCCCAGCCATTTGGCGCGCTGCTCGTCGAGCGGGCGGCGGCCGCGGTCGCGCGCCGGCCCGGCAGCCGCGAAACGGAAACCGCGATCGAGGACCTGGCGGCCCGGATCAGGCAGGCCGTGGCCGATCCGCAGCTTCGCTCGGCTCCCGTGCTGCGGGTGGCGCGGGCGGTCGTGCTGGGCGAGCTCGACCAGGACGAATTGCGCTCGATTCTGGGGCTGATCGACACCAAGCGCCGCGACGGCACGCTCGAGCGGGCGTGGTGGTATTTCGTCGGCGCGGCCCGCGCCGCCTTCAAACGGGCCGGACTCGAGTGGCCGCGCGAGAACCCTCCCACGAGCGGAGCGAGATGAGCCATGCAAGAAGCGCCCCCGCTGCGAGTTCACCTCCGCTGGCTGCTCCGCCGCGACCAGGACGCGGTCCAGCGGATCGAGGTCGAGAGCTTCAAGTTCCCCTGGGGGGAAAAGGAATTCCTGCGCTGCCTCCGTGAGCGCCACACGATCGGGATGGTGGCCGAGGTGGGCCAAGGGATCCTCGGCTTCATGATCTACGAGCTGCACAAGACGCGGCTGCACGTGCTCAACTTCGCCGTGGCGCAGGAACACCGCCGGCAAGGCATCGGCCGGGCGCTGTTCGCGAGGCTCGCCGGCAAGCTCTCCTTGGAAGGCCGGTCCCGGATCCTGTTGGAGATTCGCGAGTCGAACCTGGCCGCGCAGCTCTTCTTCCGCGCCTGCGGCTGCCACTACATCGACACGTTCCGCGCGCACTACGAGGACACGCCCGAGGACGCGTACGTGTTCGAGTACCGCCTCGGCGCGGCGCAACCAGCAACCCAGGAGGATTCTTGTCATGGCCGTTGAATTCAAGCGGGGCGTTTGTCGAAACTGCGGCTGCACCGATGCGCGGGCTTGTCCTGGCGGATGTTATTGGCTCGACGATGAGCACACCGTTTGTTCTCAGTGCTCGGTCGCGCTCGTCCCTAAGCGGAGGCCCAGAAAGCGGAATGCTCGCCGCCGCGGGGGTAAGCGATGAAGACCCGCAAGGCGGCCCATTTCCATTCGCGATTGCCGCGCTGGCTCCGTCGCGCGAATTCGCTGTTTATGTTCGCGACGTTCGTCCGGGAGCTGCACGACTGGATCCAGATCGGCCGCCGGCGGTGTTGCTTGTGCGGCAGGCGGCTTTACTGGGGCGCGTTGCCGACCTGCTTCGGCGGCTGGGTTTGCGACGAGTGCGAAGAGCAGATTTCTCGCCCCTCGATTCGCGCGCGGTTGCGCGAGCTTGAGCGGGCATTCCACGATAGGAGCCGACCATGGCCATTGCTGAGCGAGTACGAAAAGCGAAAGAAAAACAGACGAAGACGAAGGGCCAAGGTCTAACCGAGGTCCAGCGCGAAGCGGCGATCGAGCGGTTTTTGAACGAGCGCCTGGCTGGCGGCCGCCCGTTTCGCGAGGCGATCGAGGCCACCGGGAACCGCGCGCGGGCCCGCGACGCGATCGCCCGCTGGACGGCGTTCGGGTGGGGCTTGGCCGAACAGCTCGACGAGCCGGCGCTCCAGGCCGACGCGGCCGGGCTGCACGTCAAGGTGGGCGTCGAGCCCTGGGGCACGGAGTGGCACGCGCCGCTCGAGTGGGACCAGATCATCGACGCCGCGATCGACGCCGACGCGGGGGCCGAGACGTGGGACGTGCCCGCGCTGCCGACGATGGAGCGGATCGAAAACAAGGAGCGGGCCAAGCACGCGGCGAAAATGTCGACCGGCGACAAGATCGCGGCGGCGCGAATGAACGGCGAGCTCCCCGCCGACGGCGTGCTGACCGAGCAAGGCCTGGTCGCCGGCGACGGCGCGAAGCAAGTGGGCGGCAAGCCGCGCGCGCGCGGGGCAAGGGGCGTGCCCGATACGGGTTCCGCTTCTCTGCCCACGTCCTCGCGCCCCTCAATTTCTCACGCCCCTCAGGCCTCGTCCGATCCCGCGCTCGCGGCCGCGAAGGAAGCGGTCCAGCTCGTGCGGCTGGAGTGCATCGAGCCCAATCCCTACCAGCCGCGGCAAAACTTCGACGAGGCCAAGCTCACGGAGTTGGCCAAGTCGATCGAGACCGACGGCCTGCTGCAGCCGATCGCCGTCCGGCCGAAGCCGCGTCGTGGCAAGCCGTCGGCGGAAGAGCAGCTCGAAGGCCTCGGTTTGCTTACTCCTCAAGCCTCAAGCCTCAAGCCTCAAGCCTATCAAATCGTCGACGGCGAACGGCGGCTGCGGGCGATCAAGATTCTCGCGGCGCGCGACCCGCGCTTCAGTCGCGTCCCGGTCATCGTCCGCGAGACCACCGACCGCGAGATGGCCAAGCTGGCGCTCGTGGCCAACGACCAGCGCGAAGATCTCAATCCGATCGAGCGGGCCCAAGGCTACCAGCGGATGGTCCGCGAGCACGGCCTGACCCAGGAGGAGCTCGGCGCGTCGCTCGGCCACAGCCAGGCGTTCGTCGCCAACGCGATCCGGCTGTTGGAGCTGCCCGCCGAATGGCAAGCCCGGGTTATTTCGCGCGAAATTTCCCCGAGCCATGCCCGCGATCTCGTGCCCCATGCCCGGCGGCCGGCGATCCTGAAGGAGATCGCCGACACGGTGAAGCAGCAGGGCGTCGCGCCTCTCAAGGGCTGGATCGCGGACGTCCGCCATGCGGTCCGCTATGTGTGCGTGCAGCTCGACAACGGGGCCCGATGCGAGCCCAAGACCTATCGCCGCGTCGGCACGTTCCAGCCGACGCCGGAGCAGCTGGCGGAGCTGGACGTGATCGAGGTGCCCCGAGAGTACGGGAAAGGCATCGAGCGCTATGCCGCCAACACCAAGCTGTTCGACAAGCTCCAGGCCGCGTATGTGAAGGCCCTGCCGGCCGCCGGCGAACAGCGCGGCGGCAAAAAGTCCGGTGGTGCAGCCGCGGGCGGGAAGGAAAAAAAGCTCACGCCGGCCGAGCTGAAGAAGAAGGCCGCGGAGCAGGCCCGGATCTTCGCCGACCGCCTGGCCCGCTGGAAAATCCTCTGGCTGCGGTGGCTGATCGTCGAGGAGCTCGGCGAACTGGATCCGACCTGCACGGTGTTCATGAGGTTGGCGATCTATTTCTCGGCCTCCAGCGCCGCCCACGATTGGCGGACGTTCGGCAAGCGCGAGCGCGATTTCGACAAGGCGATCACCACGCTCGAGCACTTGCCCAAGTCGGCGTCGCGGGTGAGATGCTGGGGACCGCTGGCCGAGTGCGCCGAAGCCGAGTTGGCCTACGTGCAGCGCGCCTTGGTCATGGCCTGGCTGCGGTTCGATCCGAAATCGAGCGACGGCCCCTCGACGATGTTCCCCGACGGCGGGGTTCCGGCGCTGGCCGCGCACCTGGAGATCGACACGCTCGCCGCCTGGCGGGAAGACCTGGCCGGCCCCTTGAGCCAGGCCTATTTCGAGCTGCACACGAAGGAGCAGCTCGCGGGGCTGGGCCGCGAGCTGGGCGTCCACGTCGACGAGGCTAAACCAAAAGGCGTGATCGTGAAGCAACTGCTCGCCTCGCCGGCGACGAAGCGCAAACTGCCCGCCGAGTTGGCCCCGGCGGCGGCGAAGAAGAAAGGGAAGGGCAAGAAGTGATCGACCGGCGTAGCACAGCCCTGCACTCGCGCGATCCCCTGCCGCTGGGCTCGATCCGCGTGCGCCAGCGGCGAGGCTGCGCCGTGCGGATGATCAAAGTTCGGCTCGACGGTCCGCAGGGTGGGCGCTGGGTGCGACTCGCGCGATTTACCTGGGAGCAACGGCACGGGCCCGTGCCGCGCGGCCAGCGCGTCGCGCATCTCGACGGCAATCCGCTCAACGACGACCCGGCGAATTATGGCCTGATGACGCCGGGCCAGGTGATCCAGATGTTCCACCGCCTGCGGCCAGCGATGAGCGAATCGAACCGCCTGGCGATCCGCGAAACGACGAAGGACCGCAACCGGTTGATGGGCCGCGTGCATCGCGCCTCGGCGGCGCGTCGCCGCGGCCTCGTGGCAGGCACGCCCGAGTGGGAACAATTCATGGCCATGCCGAAGAAACAATGGCGACGCATCCTGCGAACAACTGCCTCAAGCCTGTAGCCTCAAGCCTCCCCATGACCGACACGACTCAAAAAATGTTCGTCGACGCGCCGCCGCATGGGCTGCGGTTTTATTCCGGGCGGCTGCGCTCGCGGGTGTTTCGCCCGGAGGAGTCGCTGCTGGTGCGCCGCGCCGCGGAGGCCGCGATCGCGACGGCGGCCAACGACGTGCGCCTCGGCGACTTCGGCATCCACGCGCTGGCCGGCGGCGTCGAGTCCTGGGCCGCCGTCACGGAAATCGAGGTCGTGACGAACGAGGCTACAGGCCACAGGCTGCAGGCTTAAGGGACGAAGAGCATGACTGTCTCGACGGAGATGAAGACGGAGACCGGCTTTCGCACGATCGAGGAAGTGCGCGCGATTCTCGCCGCCCGCGGCGACCGCATTTCGCGGGCGCGCGTCTGGCAGATCGAGCGCTCGGCGCTAGCGAAGCTGGCCCGCGATCCGCTGCTGCGGGCCCTCGCCCGCGACGCGGGAATCGAGCTAGCGCCGCTCGAGCCGCCGCGGAGAAAAGGACGCCGGCCGAAAGCCTGTAGTCTGTAGCCTCAAGCCAAGGGCCTCCGGCGGCCCATGCTTAACAGCGGCCCGGCTACAACTCGGCCATGAGCCGCTGCGACCACAAACCGCGTGACGCCGAGGCCGAGGCCTCCGCGTCGTTCCCCAGTGCCAAGGCCCTCACGCCGCTCGAGTGGCAAGCGCTGCTGCTGGCCTCGAAAGACGCCGGCAACTTTCGCAAGGCCCTCGAGGTCGGCGCCGACCAGTGCGTGGCGTTCGACCTCCACGTCGACGGCCTGGTGACGGTCTCGGCCGACCAACTGGCCCACGTCAAGAAAGGGCCGAGCGTGCAGGCCGTCCTGGCCGTGGTGCTTGAGCAGCTTGGCCCCAAAACGCGCCACAAGATCGCGGCCACCGTCGCCGAGCGGTTCGGCCCGGGCAACGCCAAAGACTACGAGCCGAGCGCGGCCGCGGTCGAGCTGGTCGAGCAGGTGCTGTTCGCGGTCCAGACCCGCGTCCCGCAACCCCGCAGCGGCAACGTGACGGGCGTCGTCCGCGTGGTGCGGAAGCCGGCGAAGGCTTAGGGCTGAAGGCTGAAGGCTACAGGACGAAGCAGGGGACTCGGGGATGGCACGGAAGTTTGCGCGGCTTAGCTTTGATCCGCGGCTGCTGCTTGGCCCGGTCCTGCCGTTTCGCGGCTAGGACAAGCCCCAGCCGGCGCGCATCGATCGGGCGGCGCTGAAGAAGGCGCTCAAGAAGCTGGTGCGCGGGACGGGCAAGCGCAGTTCGCGCGATCCGACGTGGCTCCGCGAAGCGACGGCCATTCGCCAGCAGCGCGAGCTCGCCGAAACGAAACTGCGCGTCGAGCGCCGCAACCAACACGCCGCGAACGCGGCCCGCAAGCGTGAATTGGCCGCGGCTGCTAGCGGCAGGCAATCCGGCCTTCAGCCTGGAGCCGCAAGCCTTTAGTCTCAAGCCGGTAGCCTTTTTGAAATAGCCGGCCCCACGATGGGGCGGCTATGATCGTTTGTCCAGCGTGGGAGTTAGGGATGACGACACCGCGGCGGCGCCGCGGCGGCCAGCGCCCCAAGGGGCAGGCCGTCGTGGCGCACATCCTGGCGCTGGCTCGCGGCGATGCCAAATCGACGCGGCGGATCGCCGAGTTCGCCCGCCGCGCCGGGATCGAGATCAGCTACGTGACCGTCTGGAAAATCCTCAACGGCACCCACGCGCCCCAGACGCCGCCCGCTGGGGAGCAACGGCCGGAGCAGCCGCCAAGCGCGATCGGCGAGATCGCCCACCGCTGCCTGCGCGGCTGCGGAGCCCGAACCTACATGCTCTCAAAAATCTGCGCGACGTGCCAGGCGGACGAGCCCGGCCCGGCTGCGGCCAGGAAACCCCGCAAGTCGGCTCGCAGCGAGGCCGCGACGGTCGGCCAGGTCCTGCGCGCGGCCGGCGTGAAGCCGTCCCGGCTCAAGCGGTCGCTGGCGAACCTTTCCGAGTCGCTCGATCTCCAGTTGGCGCCGGGCGCCCAGCGGCGGTTGGCCCGGCTCAAGCAGAAAAAACTGTTCGCCGGCGGTCCCGTCGAGAGCGAGCGGCCGTCGAAGCGCGCTGCCGAGCCGGGCTTCCAACGCCGGTCGATGGATCGACGCGTCCGGCGATCGCTTTTGCCGGATGCGGATCGCGGCAGCCAAGGGAGCTGAGCCAAGGGAACTGAGCCAAGGGAACTGAGCGTGAAAGCCGTGATCACCGAAACGCTGCGCTTGGCCCAGGCGAAGCAGATTCCGCTGTTGCGGGCCCTGGAGCTGGGCGGCTCGCACTGGCCGCTGGCCGAGGCCGACCTGACGCGGCTGTTCTGGCTCGAGCGGGCGGTCACGATCTTGATCTGCGCCGGCGACGCGCCGGCCGGCTATCTCATCTGGCGCACGCTCGGCCCGAAGGTGCGCGTCGAGCGGCTGTTGGTTTCGCCGCGGTTTCGCCGCAAAGGGATCGGCCGGCGGACGCTCGACTGGGCCGCGGCGCGGGCCCGCAGCGCGGCCGCCCGGTTCCTGACGACCGAGGTCCGCGAGCTCGACCTGCGCTCGCAATTGTTCCTGGCGGCCTGCGGCTGGAGCGCCTCGGCCATGATCGACGGCTTCTATCGGCGCCGCGCGGGGACCCGGACCTACGTCCAAAACGCGTTGCAGTTCGTCCGCCGGATCGACGGCCGCGCCGCGCCGGAGCTGAGCCATTTCGGAGCCGGCTGATGAAGGCTACAGGCTTGAGGCCACAGGCTACAGGACGGCAGGCCACACGACGAGGAGCCACGCACCTTCCGCCGGACGAGGCGGCGCTGTGGCACGCTTATCGCCGCAATCCGGCGGCGGCGCGGAATCGGCTCGTCGAGCGCTATTGGCCGCTGGTGAAACACCTGGCGGCGGCCATCTGGCAGCGCTTGCCCGACACGGTCGAACTGGACGATCTGGAGCAGGCCGGCGTGTTCGGCCTCGTGGACGCAATCGAACGCTACGACATCGGCCGCGGGCTGAAGTTCGCGACGTATGCGACGCCGCGGATTCGCGGGGCGATCCTCGATCACCTGCGGGCCGGCGACTGGGCGCCGCGGCTGGTGCGGCAGAAGGCGAAACAACTCGCCGGCGCGATCGATTCGGCCGAGCGCCAGCTCGGCCGCCAGCCGACGCTGCGCGAGCTGGCCCGGCTGACGCGCCGCACGCCCCGGGAAATCGAGCGGCTGGTCGAAGAGGTCCGCGTGCCGACGCTCGAAAGCCTCTCGAAGCCGATTGGCAGCAACTTCTACGAGCGGCCGCTGCAGATGGACGACCTGCTGCCGGACCCTCGCGGGCAACAGCCGGACACGGCGGCGCTCGCCCGCGATGTCTGGCGGGCGGCGCTGGCGGGCTGCAATCGGGCCGAGCGGCTGCTGCTGATTCTTTATTATCACGAGCAGCTCACGATGAAGCAGATCGGCCGCTCGCTCGGCCTCTCCGAAAGCCGCATCAGCCAACTGCACAGCGCGCTGGTGGAGCGGCTGCGAACCCGGCTTGCCGACCGCCGCTGCGAGCTGTTCGCAGCAGCGCGGGCGTGACGCGCGTGCTTAACGGCCGCGGCGCGAGAATAGGGCCATCGCGGGCGTGCGATTCTCATGCCATTCGGGGAGGCCAATCTATGCAATGGATCCTGGGCAGCGCCGCGGCCGTCGCGGCGGCTGTCGCGTCGCTGTGGCGGTGGCTCAAGCGGCAGCGTCCGGGCGCGGGAAAAAGCCGGCTCGAGGAAGTTGTCGACTTCGTGGAAAACAAGAAGCCGCGCAAGAAGCCGCACCCCAAGCGGAAGAGGCTTTGAGGGATTGAGGGGCGTGAGGAATTGAGGACGCGCAAGCGGAATCCTCGTCTCTTCGTACCTCATGCCCCTCACCCCCTCACGCCCCTCACCACCTCAAGCTTAACGCCCGCGGGCCTACAGTGGTTTCGTCAGGGAGAGCCCGAGCCGGCGCCTCTCACCCTGGGGCCACGGCCGGGCTCTTCCAGATTTTCTCGCACTCCACGCAGCGCCCGTGATGACGTCGTACCGCTCCGTTCGCGCGAAGATCCACACCGGCGACCTGCTGCTGTACCGGCGGCCGGAGTCGCTGATCGCGCGCGAGACCGAGGGGGAATACTCGCACGCGGCCATGGCCCTCTGGCACAAGTGCGTGCTGGCGGTGGCCGAATCGCGCGAGTGGGTCGGGGCGCGGGTCGTCACGCTCTCCAGCCAGGTCGAGCGCTACGACGGCGTGATCGACGTGTTTCGCCCGCGGATGGCCGAAGCCAACGCGCAAGCCGCGGCCGAGGTGATGTTCCGCCAGGCCGGCCATGACTATGGCTACCTGCAGATCTTGCGGGCGTCGCTGATGCACTGCGGGCTGTTGCGATTGTTGGGAGTCGGCCCGCGCGCGGACCAGGTCCCAGAACCGACGTTCGACGAGCCGAAATTCTGTTCCTGCCAGGTGATCTGGTCCTATCGGCAAGCGGGCTTCGATCCCTGCCCAGGCCTGGCGTCGCCGCTGGTCGAGCCGAACCATTTGCGTCATTCCTCCGCGTTCAATCTTCTTTACGAGGGCCTCTGCCTATGAAACTTGACTCGACGGCCGTGATCCTGCTGGCCTTGGCATTTTCCGTCGCCGCCCGCGGCGCGGAGATCCCCGGACCCGATGGCCCCTGGCACGCGGCCACGCTCGGCACGCCGGTGCCCCTCAACGATGCCCCCGTCCTCAATACTCAAGCCGCAAGCCTCCAGCCTCAAGCCTCAAGCCTCGCCGCCTGCGGCTGCCCAACATGCCCCAACGGCCGCTGCCCCTATCAACCGAGCCCCTATCAACCGAGCCCTTACAGCGCGCCAGCGGCGCAAACGCCCGTACCGGCGGTGGCCCGGATTCGCGTCCCCGACGCCAACGGCCGCGGCACAAGCTACGGCAGCGGGAGTCTGATCGACGTCACTGCAAATGCGGGCCTGGTGATCACCAACAACCACGTGGTCAAAGACGGCAACGGCCAGTGCGAGGTCGATTTCCCCAACGGCGGCCGCTATCAAGGAAAAGTCCTGGCGGCTGACGCCCAGTTCGACGTCGCGGCGATCGTGATCGCCGCGCCCGCCGGGATCCGACCCCTGGCGATCGCCGAGGCGCTGCCCCAGCGCGGCGAGCAGTTGGCGATCGCCGGCTACGGGCCCGACGGCCAGTACCGGCAGGCTTCGGGGGCGTTGCAAGGCTTCGTCAGCGAAGACCGGTCGCCGGCCGAGTTTTTGGACATCCAGGTCGGCGCGCGGCATGGCGACAGCGGGGGACCGATCTTCAATAGCCAGGGCCAGTTGGCCGGGATGTTGAACGTCTCCAACGACAGCATCACCTGCGGGCCCTGCTGCCAGCGAATCCGTACGCTGCTGCGCGGCTGGTTCGGCCGGGGCGGCACAAAGGTCGGCGTCGGCGTGCAGGTCGGACCGGTCCAAGCCGGCGTCGGCGTGGCCGCCGCGCCCGCGGCCGTGGCGCCTGCCGCAGTGGCTCCGGCGGCAGTGGCTCCGCTCCAAACGCTCCCGCCGGCGACGGCGCCGCCCGCTGCGGCCACGCCGACGTCGGACCCGAACGTCATTTCGCGGTTGCAGAAAATCCAATCGTCGCTCGATACGCTTGGCCAGACCGCGGCCCAGAACGGCAGCACTGCGCCGCCCGCCGTGTTGTCGGGCCTGCAAGCGATCAACGCGGCGATCGCCAACCTGGCCGGCGGCCAGCAATCGGCTTCGCAGCAACTGAGCGAGCTCGCGCCGCTCAAGAATCTGCAATCGCAACTGCAAACCGCCTTGCCGCAGATCCAATCGCAAATCAACCAGGTGGCCAGCAACGTCACGCCCCAGCAGCTGCAGACCGTCCTCCAGGACGCAGCCAAGTTCGCCCCGGCGATCGCCGCGGCGGCCGCGCCGGGCGGCCTGAGCCTCGCGTCAATTCTGGGACTGGTCGGCGCGGGCGGCGCCACGCTGGCCTCGATCGGGGCTCTGTTCCAGGCCAACAGCACGAAAACCGCCGTCACCCAATTGTCCCAGCGGCCGATTACGCTCGCCCCCGCCGCGTCGCCGGCGAGCTCGCCCCCTCAAGCCTCTAGTGCCCCATCCGCCGCGGCTCCCGCGGCTGCCGCCAGTTCCGTCGCGCCGTCGGTGAGCGTCGCACCGACGGCCCCTCAACCCGCCAAGACGCAAACCGTGTATCAGCAAGTGCCGGTCCAGACCAATCGCCAGACCGCCCTCGAAATGGCCCTCAACGAGCTGGTCCGCCGCAACCCGAACAACGAAGCCTTCGTCACCCAGCTCAGCGGGATGGCCGACCAGTACGAAAGCGGTTTGTCAGGCCAGAGCAGCCCGACCACGCCGTCCACGACCAACCCTTAAGCCTCTAGCCTCAAGCCTCAAGTCTCAGGACTTCTCCCCCATGCCCACCACGACCGACCCTTTCAAGACCGAACAGATTCTGTGGTACAACAACGGGATCTGGGGCCAGCTCGGCTATGCCGCGCCGAATTTTGCTTTGGGCGCGCAAACCCAGAACGAGACGATCCAATATCTGGTCTACGCCCTGGGCAGAAATCTCTCGGGCGTGATGCACCATCCCGACGCCGATTGCCGGACGCCGCCGACGATCAACACGCTGACCCGGATCCACAAGCTGGTCGTCCGGGCCCGGACCATCTTGGGCGGGCGGGCGGTGCCGCCGGGCACGCCCGACATGGAAGCGGTCCACGTCCAGCCCGGCGCGCAGGATCAATTGATTTTCCCGGTCCCGTATTTCAAGGTCCACAACCAGTGGATGAAGGAATACGCGGGGCTCTGCCTGGCGGCGATCGCCGAGGCCTGCCAGCACAGCGAGAATCGGCAGCCGTTTGAGATCTCCACCATCTTCGCCGGCGTCATCGGCCAGTACCTGCAACGCATTTACATGCGCCTCGGGACCGAGCTGTTGATGCTCCCGCCGGCGACGATCACGCCGAACTACGTGTTCAGCGCCGCCGATCTGGCCGGCTACAACCCGGCGGCCTGGTTCAGCGGCACGGAGATGATCGACGTCACGCCGAGCCTGACCCGGATGCCGACCGACGTCGACGTGCGGCCGCTGACGCGCGGCATTCCGGCCTCGAACCTGGTGGGCCTGGCGCTGTATCCCAGCGGCACGCCCTACAACCCGACCGCCCCGTCGAACGTCAACGCGTTGGGCGCCGTGGCCACGCCGGCGGCCGCGACCGCTGCGGCATCCACGCCCGCCGCTGCGGCGACAACTCCGGCCGCGACAGCGCCCGCCGCGGCCACGCCGGCCGTTCCCGCGTTCGCCACGCCGCCGTCGCCGTAAGGCTGAGGGCTTAAGGCTGACGGCTTAAGGACGTTTTCATTCATTCACGGTTCCCGAGGGATTTAGATCATGGCTGATTCGACTTCGAACGCGGCTGCCGCGCCGGCTCCCGCCAGCTCGGCCCCGGTGAACGGGACGCCGCTGGATCCGACGACGATGCTCGCGCACTTCGACAAATTCCCTGGCGACGCGGCCGCGCTCTCGGCGGCGATCGGCAACAATCCGCCGCTCACTTCGCACGTCAGTCTCGGGGCGCGCGACAACGCCCACTCGGTGCGCGTGGCGATGGCCGCCGGGATCCCGCCGGCGTCGATGCACACGAATCTTTCCTGGCTGGCGCAGCACGGCCACAAGCTCGGCCCGCTGTTCGCGGCGCTCGCCACGCCGGCAGCCGCACCCGCCGCAGCGGCACCCGCCACGCCGGCAGCCGCACCCGCTCCGGCCGCGTCGGCCACAGCGCAAGCGCCGGCAGCCAGTTCGCCGACCGCCTCCGCCAGCGCAGCGCCCGTCGCACCCACACCGGCGGCAGCCACGCCTCCGGCAGCGGCGCCCGCGGCTGCAACGCCGGCGAGTTAAACCAACCCAACTGAAACCTGGGGGCGCGCCCAGCACGCCCGTTGCTGACCTACCTGATCGCAGCCTTGCGTGCCGCCGCCCCCTCTTCTTCTTCTTCGTCCCTCAAGCCTCAAGCCCCAAGCCTCATTCCCATGCCTCAGTTCAGCGATCTCACGAGCGCCGTCACGCAGGCGCAAACCGACCTGGCCACGTACAACGCCGCCCAGCAGGCCCAGCTCGCCTCGCAACAGGCGCTCGCCACGGCCACGACCAACGCCAACCAATCGATCCAGGCTGCCCAGGCCGACCTGCAAGCCAAGACGACCGCGCTAGCGGCCGCGGCCCAGACCGTGAGCGACGACGAGCAGTCGATCGACAACCTGGCCCATCAGCTCCTCACCGGAGCGTTGCAAGCTGCCCCGGCAGCCGCCGTGCCGGCCACGGCGGACCAGGCCGCGGCCGCCGAAGCCGCCGCGCCCCCGCTGCCCGAGCAGCCGTCGAGCTGACCGCTGCCCCGCGTCCTCGTCCGTCCCCGTAGCCTCAAGCCTGTAGCCTCAAGCCTTCGCATGCCCACGCTCGCCGACATCGCCTGGGGGGAGCTGGCCGAGATGGGCCTGTTCGTGCTGGGCCTGCTCAGCGTGCCGGCGGTGGCCAGCGCGATCAAGCACCTCAAAGAAATCGCCCGCGGCATCGGCGGGATTCCCGCGACGGTCGAGAAGGTCGCCCAGAACACGGGCCACATCGACCAGCACGAACGGCGGCTGACCGAGCACGGCCAGACGCTCCAGGAGCACGGCGAACGGCTGAACAAGCACGGCCTGAAGATCGCCGAAATGGAATCCTGGAAGGGCAAGCCCATCGACCCGGCCCAGAGCGCCTGAGCCGCTAGCCAGCCCATTATTCCGCGCGAAATACTTTTCGAGATCGGCGTCCCGGATGTCCCTCGGCCAGATCATCAATCCCGACGGCGCGACGGTGAAGCTGGTCGATGGCCAACTCGTCGCGACGGCGCTGGGCGCTTCTGGCGGAAGCCATTCGGCCGGCATCGCGCCCGATCCGGGAGCGTCGTCGGGCTCGACTAAATTCCTCCGCGAGGATGCGACCTGGGCCGTGCCCAGCGGCGGAGGCGGATCGAGCGCCAATCCATCGGCAAGCGGCGGGCTGTCGGCGGTCAATGGCACGGCCACGACGTTTATGACCAGCGATAGCGCTCCGGCCTTGTCGCAAGCGATCGCCCCGACCTGGACCGGCTCGCACACGTTTTCCAAGACGGCGGGCACGGGAACGCAAAGCCCGACGCTCACGATCAATCTGCCTGCTCATACGGCGCTAACGGCATCGACCGAATCGCCCTCGATCAACGTCGTTGGAGCGACCCAGCAGTGGGCTACCGGCACACTGACCCTGCAACGCTGCGTGCGGCATCAAGCGCCGACCATCGCGTTCGCGGGCGCTTCGACTTGCACGACCGCCATCAACACGGAGATCGCCAGCCCGATTGCCGGCACGAATGCTACGCTCACCAACAGCATTGCCTTGCGGCTGGTGGCGAGTTCCGCTGCTCACGTGCCGCTGGTTGTGCAAGGTGCAGGGAGTCAGAGCGGCAATCTATTATCCTGTCAAAATAGTTCGGGAACGACAGTAGGAGGCTTCAGCAGCGCGGCTACCGTACTATGCAACGATCTTAGTACGGTTGGTGCTCCGGGGATTAAGTCAGTCTTGGATAGCACCAGCCTTGGGGTGTATTTCCAGAATTCATCTTTGAAAGTGGGCTTTGGTGCAGCAGGCTCCTTCGCCGCTTATTACACGAGCCAAGTCAGTTCGACATCGACGTTCACTTTGGGTAACGGAGCTAGTGGACTACTTGGATCAGTAATCATCCTCCAAGGTAATGGTCTCAACCAGACCATGCTTGTCGCGACCGCCGGCTCTCCGGCTGGCAACACGGCTTCGACCGAATATACCGATGTCAACTTCATCCTGACCAACACTGCTGAGTTCGCCACTGGTGCGGTGGCACTCAATCGCACGTTCCGAATCCAGCCCCGCACCTATTCGGCTGTGGGTGCCAGTACGATCACCGATGCCGCGACCTTCGATGTTGGTGGCCCCCCAATCGCTGGCTCTAATGTCACACTTACGCGGGCATGGGCTGCTCGCTTCGGGGGTCGCTCCGGCGTGTTGGCCGGAACATCGACCCACTACGGCACGATCGGCGGCACGCTGTTCGATCATTTCACGGATAGTGGATCAACACACACCGATGGTACGGAGGACACGCTTTACACCGACACCATCGAAGCGAGTGCCTTGGCCACCAACGGCGACAAGATCGAAGCGGAATACTGCATCACGCTAGTCTCTTCCGCCACGGCCACCCGCGAGATCAAAGCCTATTTCGGCGGGACGCTGATCCTCGACTCGGGATCGCAGACCTTCGCCTCCGCTGGTACGACCGACCTCTGGATTCTGATTATTCGAGTCTCGGCTACCGAAGTGCGCGTGAAGGCGGAACTGGTCGTCAGCGGTATCTCATTACAACCGCTTGTGACCTATACCGACATTACTGGACTCACGCTGAGCAGTTCACAAATCATCAAAGTCACCGGCATCGCTGCCGGCACTGGCGCAGCCTCAGGCGACATCACGGCCAGGCTCGGTACCATCGGCTGGAAGTCAGCAGCGTAAGGAAAACACGACATGAGCATCTTCGTCCCAACGCCGACCGATCAACCCACACCCGCCCAGCAAGCGGCCGCGAGCCTGATCCAAATGGTGCAGGAAACCTATGCCTTCGTGGGCACGAAGCTCGCGATTGGGCAGGACATGCTTTGGAACAACGGCACGGCCACGCCTGATGAGATTATCGCTGCGCTCGGGACCGATGCGGCGGCGGTCTACATGGCGGGAGTCGCCCTGCAAGCATTCATCAATGAGCAGGTGCCCAACACGAACACGTTCGCCGCGCCGCGTGCCGGCACGATCAATCCCGATGGCTCGCTGACGCTGGCCCCGGCACCTTAACAAGGAAACAGGCAGATGCTCAGGACAGAATGTGCGGTGCTAGTCGGAACGTTCAAGGCGGCGGACATCTCGCCACTCGCGCCCAGCGGCTCGCAGATCGTCCGCGACGGTTATACGCTGCTGGTCAACGACGGAGTGCTGCAAATCCTGGCCAGCTCCGGGGACGAACCGGCAATCGTTCAGAGAGCGGTGTTGGACGTGCTGAAGGCCACGCTCGGCAAGCCGATGGGCTGGAGCGGCCTGGGCTGCAATTTCATCTTCGACGACGCCCAAGCACCGCTCACGGTCGGAGGCCGACTTGCCGAACAACTGACGGGCAGTGTCAGCGCCGGCGAGTTACCTACGGATCATGGGCGGCTGCGAATCACTTCGGCTGCTGGGCAGCACCAGTTCAATTTTCACCGCGACGTGCAGACCAGTGAAGACATCATCGCCTGCCTGGACCGTTGGTCGGAGATGCGGGCCGAGGCGGTGGCGTTGATGACGGACACCACGAGCTAAACCCATGTCGATCATCGCCGCTTTTGCTTATCCGCCCGCCACGGGCACGCTGTACGCGGTGTTCTCGCCAGCGAGCGGGGCGAGCGCGGGGCAATTTTGGGACACTTCGACCTCCGGCTACGAAGCCTACAACGCTTCGGACTGGGGAAACTATGCCGTGGCGGTCAGCCAGAAAGGCTCGTCGTCGCAGTACGAGGTCACGCTGCCGGCGGGCGCGAGCCAGCTGACCAAGCACAACGTCACGATCTATTTGCAGGCCGGCGGCTCGCCGGCGGTGAGCGATACGCCGATTCTCCAGGGCGACATTTGCGATCCGTTGACCAGCGGAATCCTGCCGCCCGTCGCCAGCGGTTCGACCGGCTCGCTTCCCGTCACCGATTCGAGCGGCAACGTCGCCGCGAACCTGAAGGCGATCCTCGGAACTGTGCTCACCGAAACCGCCGGCTATCTGGCTGCGGGCTTCAAAAAGCTGTTCAACGTCGCCAGCCCGACGTTGACCGCCGATACGACCGGGAGCACCTTTTCGGCAGTTCCCGACACCTCGGGCACGACCACGCTCCTCGGCCGGTTCACCTCCTCGCGCGCCGCCTACCTCGACAACCTCAACGTCGGCGGGGCTGTCGCTTCGCACGCCGATATTGTGGCCATCAACCAATCGGCTTCAAAGCACCTGTTGCTCGCGACCGTTGGCCAGTACGAACCGGGCGAAACGTACACGATCGAATGCCGCACGTTCTCGGCCGTCGATGGCACGGCGGTCAATGCCGACACCACGCCAACCCTCGCGGCCACCGGAAACGTCAGCGGCGATCTGTCGGCCAATCTGTCGGTCGCCTCGAATCCGGCGACGGGCGTTTACCGCTGGACCTACACGCCTGGCTCCAGCCCGACGCTGGAACAGATCGTGATGAACGTCTCGGCCACGATCGCCAGCGCCACGTACACCTTGGCGGCTTACACGCAAACCGTTGATTTCGCCACGGCCGTATTCACGGCAACCGATCAAAGCCATCTGACGGCCATCTACGACAAGCTGCCGACGCACAACATCGCCGACGAAAACGACCTGACGAGCCTCGCCTCGCAAGTCTCCAGCGCCCTGGGCGCAGGCGCCGGGGCGAAGACCTGCAACCTGACGCTCGCCACCAGCGGCAACGAACCGGTCGGTCAGGCGCTGGTCTGGATCGCGACCGACGCCCAGGGAACCGACGTCATCGCCGGCAGCGAATCGACGAGCGACCTGGGCGGCGTGACGTTCTTTCTCACGCCCGGCACCTATTACCGCTTCGCCAAGCTCAGCGGCTACAACTTCACCAATCCCCAGTCGTTCAGCGTCACCTCCGACGCCACGCAGAGTTTCGCGTTCAGCGATGCTGCGCCAGTCAGCGCGCCGAGCGCAGCGCCGATCGGCACCACGCAACTCACGGTCGTGCTCGGCTCGCGCGTGCGGTTGCCCGCGGCTTACGAAGGCGCGATCCTCGGGCCGTGGCAGATCTTGTTGGTCGATCCGTTCGGCAACGCCGCCAGCATGGCCGGCAAGACCGTGAAGCTGGTCGTCTACAACGCCGCCAGTTCCGACGCCCAGCTGTTCGAGCTCAGCGGCACCGTCGACGACAGCGTGACCAACCAGATCACCTTCCAGGGCACGACCGACGACACGGCGAACGTCGGCATCTGGCGCTGCACCTGCGCCAACACGACCGACAACCAAGTCCTGTTCACCGGCACGCTCGCGATCCGCGACAGCGCGCCGGCTTGAACTTAGCGCGTCCCGCCACGAGCGCAACCCCAATGCCCACGGTCACCACCCTCGACGTAAGTCCTTACCCGCCTCCCCGGCCACGGGTCCTCCCGAAGGCCCCCCAGGGGCTCGCGGCTAGTCGCGGGCGCTTTTTTTGTCGCTACGAATGAAAAATTTTGCCCTCATCATCATCATCGCCTGGCCGAGTCGGCCCAGGCGCGAAATTGACGAGGGGGGCCTTTGAAAAGTCGGCCGGCCGAGGAGCGCGAACTCCAAGGCCGGCCTAAACACGACGACGTCAGTGCACGCCGCCATGCCTACGCAACGCTAGGACATGAGCCATGCAATTTCGCGATCGAATCAAACGTTTCTGCCGCGTGCCGGCGGCCGCGCTCCGCCAGAATCCGCACAGCTATAAAATCCATCCCGACCGCCAGCGGACGGCGCTGCGCGATCTGCTGGCGGAGGTCGGCCTGGCCGATGCCCTCCTGGTCCGCGAGCTCCGCGGCAGCCACTTCGAGATCATCGACGGCCACCTCCGCGCCGAGATCGTCGCCAAACAGAAGTTGCCCGTGCTGGTCCTCGACGTCACCGCGGCCGAGGCGAAGCAACTCATTGCGACCGGCGACCCGTTGGCCGCCATGGCCTGCCCCGATCCGGCGAAACTCGACGCGCTGCTGCGCGAGGTGCGGTTCCAATCGCCCGAGTTGCAGCAACTGCTCGACGGTCTGCGCAGTGGCGACGAGCTCCTCGACGACGAAGTACCGCCGCTGCCGGCGAAGGCCGCGACCAAGCGCGGCGACCTGTACGAACTCGGCCGACACCGGCTGCTATGCGGCGACAGTTCACAACGGGCCGACGTCGACCGCTTGCTCGACGGCGCGCAGATCGATTTGTTCAACGCCGATCCGCCGTACAACGTGAACGTCGAGCCGCGCAGCAACAACGCGATCGCGACGGCGAAGTCTTCCGGCCGCGCGCGTGTCAAGAAAGTGGCGCCGTAGCACGATGCCCGCGCCGAAGAAAAAACCGGGCAAGAAGCCGCCAGCGCCACCGCCGCCGCCACCACCGCCGCCGGAGCCGACGACGCCCGCCGCGCTCGCCGCGGCGATCGGCGTCTCGAAGCGCACGCTGCAGGATTATTTCGAGCGCGGCTGCCCGCGGACCGGGCTGGCCGCGATCCAGCGCTGGCGCGGCGACAATCTTTCGGGCGCGAAACGCCGCGGCGACGGTGGCGCCGCTCCCCCGACAAGCCTAACGGGCGACTCGCCATACTTGGAACGAGCCGAGCTCGAAAAGCAAAAGCTCCGCGAGGAGGTCCGCGCAAAGCGTTTGAAGAACGATCTGGCGGAGGGGCTCTTTTGCCGCCGCGACGAAGTGCAGCACGAGGTCGCGAAGCTCTGCCTGCGGATCAAGGCCCGGCTCGAGCAGCTGCCTGGCGAAATTGAAATCGTCGTCCCCTCGAAACTCCGCGCGGGGCTCATGCCCGAGATCGAGACCAAAGTCCGCCTGCTGTTGAAGGAAATGGCCGCATGGGCTCTTTAGCGTCGTCCCTGGCGGCCATCGTTTGCGCGCTAGTGAGCATGACCACGATCCTGGGCGACGTCTGCCGTCACTTCGAACCGCGGCCGCACGTCCGCGCGGTGCGCTGGTTTATCGCGCATGCCGAGACCGACCTGGGGCGACCGTACGATCACGACGCTTATCCGCACCTCGGCGCTCCGGGCGGCCCCTGCGACGCGCTCGATGATCCGCAGGTGCGCTCGATCGCGATGCAGTTCGGCTCGCGGCTGGGAAAAACCGCATTCGGCCAATGGGCGCTGCAATTTTTCGCCAGCACGGCGCCGGCCCCGATGATGATGTGCGGCCCGGGCGAGAAGCTCGCGCTCCAGGTTATGGGGCGGCAGTACAAGATGCTCGAGCAGAATCGGCTGTTCCGCGACCGCTTGCAGCCGGAGCATCTCCGCAAGGACGAAGAGGTCGTCCTCCCGGAATGCAATATCTATCTCGCCTGGGCGCGCTCGCCCGCGACGTTGTCCGACAAGCCGATCCGCTGGGGCCACATGTTCGAGCTCGACAAGTGCGATCGCACTTCCAACAGCACGGAGGCCGACCCCGAAAAACTGTTCGACGAACGGTTCAAGGAGTTCAGCCGCCACAAGCGGATCAAAGAGTCGACCCCCTCGGTGAAAGGCCGCTCGCGGATCGAGCGGCTGGTGACCTGCTCGACCAATTGCCGCTTCCACGTTCCCTGCCCGCATTGCAAGAAATATCAGATCCTCAAGTTCGGCGACGGCAAATCGCCGGGCGCCGTGCGCTGGAAGCGGGCGCCCGGCGGCAAGCACGACGTGCCCCTCGCGCGGGCGACCGGCTATTACGAATGCGCGCACTGCCAGAAGAAAATTGAGGATCATCACCGGGCGCCGATGATGCGCCGCGGCGTGTGGTGCCCCGAAGGCGCCACGGTGAACCACGCCAAAGCCTGGAAGCTCACGAGCCTGGTCAAGCTCACGGGAGCCAACGGCGGCGACGGCGCGAGCCAGCAGGATTATCTCCGCGAGCATTACCAGTGGTCCGGCTGGTCCGAGGCGTCCTGGATCGATGGCCATCCCGTCCGCGACAGCCACGAGGCCGGCTATCAGCTCTCCTCGCTCTACGCGCTCACGCTCGGCTGGGGCGACATCGCGGCCCAGTTCATCGACGTCAAGGACAAGCCGGCCGAGCTGCAGAATTTCATCAACTCGTGGCTCGGGGAAACTTGGGAAATCCGCTCCCGCCAACAAACCTGGCAGGAGCTCGGCGCCCGGCTGATCGGGGAGGTGCCGCGGAGCATCTGCCCGCGCTGGGCGAGCTTCGTCACGGTCGGCATCGACCGCCAGGCCGACCGGTTTGTGTATGCCGTGGACGCCTGGGGCCCCGAGCGGGCCAACGCGACGATCGAATATGGCGAGCTGGAGACTTTCGACGAGCTCCGCAACCAGGTCCTCGACCGCGGCTACACGCACGAGGATGGCGGCGCTCCGCTGGTCCCGGTGATGACGCTGATCGACTCGGGATTTAGCCCAGACGGCGTCTACGAATTTTGCGTGGAATGCCTCCGCGCCGGCCGGCAGGTCTGGCCGTCGAAAGGGAGCTCCAAGAATCTCAACGCCGATTATCGGGTCACCACGCTCGACGACAACACGAGCATGCCTGGCATGAAGCTCGTCTGGCTCGACACGATCCGCTCGCAAGGCTGGCTCGATCGCCAGTTGCACGTCCTGCAGCGCAGCGACCCGGGCGCCTCCAGCCTGCACGCCGGCTCCCTCGAGCAGCACCAGGATTTCTTGGAGCAGCTGTTGAACGACGGCGCCACGATGGAGCTCGATAAAGCAAACAACGCCCGCCAGAAGTGGGAGCGGCTCGTCACCTCGATCCCGAACGATTTTCGCGACTGCCGCCGGGGCGCGTACGTGGCGATGCTGTTGCACACCCGCGGGGCGCCGATCCGGCCGCGCAGCGCCCCGCCGGCGAAGCGCCGCGCGGTGGTCAATCCCGGCGCCACGCGCCCGGACGGGAGGCCGTGGCTATAAGTTGGCCAACAAAAAGCCATGAAAAAGAACCCCCTCAAATTCTTCGGCGGCTCGGATCCCAGCATGCCCGCGCCCGCTCGCAAGAAACGCGACGCGGCCGAGCTCGAGCTCGATCCGCGGCTCGCCGGTCCGGCGAAACCAAAGGCGCCGCCAGTCGAACCCGACGCGGCGCGGGCGGCCGCCGAGCGGGCGGCGAAACAGCAGCAATGCCCGAGTTGCTTCGGCGGTCTCGGCGGTACCGGCCAGGTCTACGCCAGCGCGGGCTTGAAGCACTACACCCGTTGTGGCACGTGCGGCTTCACTTGGGTCGTCGACCTGAGTCCGCCGGCCAAGAACACGCGCAGCGGCGCGCCAGCCGGGCTCCGTCGCCCGGACGGCCGGCCGTGGATTTAGCAGGAGCACACGATGACCAAACCCGTTGAAAAATCCGACTCGCCCAAGCCCGGCGCCGCGGCCGTCCGAGAAACCGTGCCCAAGCATCGCCAGTGCCCGAGCTGCTTCGGGATGCACGGGGGCGTCGGGCAGGCCTACGCCACCAAGGGCGAGCGGCGCTACTACAAGTGCGACCGCTGCACGTTCACCTGGGCCGTCACGATCCAGGTCGAGCGGATCGGGCACCACGAGGTGCCCGTCGACGTGCGCGGCGAAGATTAGCGCCGTATTCCGCGCGGAATACCGAGGCTACAGACTACAGGCTGCAGGACGCGCAAGCGTCCGGGCGCCTTCGTCCCTGGAGCCTGGAGCCTGGAGCCTCTTTACCAATTCTGGTACGCCCGCGCCGCCGGCCGGCGCGCGCCCGCGCGGCACGCTTAACGCCGCGGGGCCTATCGTGGCATCCGTATGGCCCGCTCGGTGCGACAGATGCTCGACGACTGCGACGCGGCGATCGCCGCGATCGAAACCGGGGCCCAGGCCTGGACCAATCGCGGCAAGCAAGTGCAGCACGCGCAGCTCCGGGACCTGTACGCCCAGCGCGAGCGGCTGCTGAAGATCGTGGCCCAGCCGGGGCAAATGGCCTCCCTCGGCGTCATCCTCCGCCCGTCCTAGTCGCTCCTCTGGCAGCCCGCGAGATCCCGTGCGCCGCAGTCCGCCGCAAAACTCGTTGCCCGCCTTTCTGGCCGCGCGCCGCCCGGGTCTTTTCGACCGGCTCGGCCGCCTGTGCGACCGCGTGGCCGGCATCTTCAGCCCGCAGCGGGGGCTCGAGCGGATCGTGGCCCGGGCCACGCTCAACCAGATGGAGATCTTCTCCAACGGCCAGAGCGGCTACGACGCCGGCAAGTCGACGACCCAAACCAAGGGCCGCTTCAGTTCGCGGATCAACGAAAACGCGGTGCCGCTCACCCAAGTCCAGCGGCTCCGCTGGCAGGCCAACGACCTGCTGCGGAACAATCCGCACGCTAGAAAAGTCGTGCGGACGCTGGAGGCCAAGGTCATCGGCCGCGGGCTCCGCCCGCAGTCGCACGCCACCCAGGCCGACGGCTCGCCGCATTTCGCGTTCCGCGAGCGGGCCCAGCAGTTGTGGCGGGCCGTGCAGAACCAGATCGACTTCCGCGGCCGCCCCGGCCGCGGCGGCTTTTCGTTCGTCGAGCTGCAAAAGCAGGCCCTGCGGTCGATCATCATGTCGGGCGACCTGCTCTGGCATATGCGGCCGCTGGGCGCGCGCGAGCAAGCCAAACAAGGGCTGCACATCCCGTTGGCGTTGCAGCTGATTCATACCGAGCGGCTGGCCGAGTACTTGACCGAGGCGGCTGAGGCGTCGAACCCGGCCAACCGGCTGTTCCGCGGGATCGAGCTCACCAAGGATGGCGTCCCGGCCGCCTACTGGATCCTCCAGCATCATCCGAGCGATCCGTTGATGTTCCTTTCGACGCAGGAAGCGGACCGCTACGACGCCCGCGACATCGGCCATCTCTACATGCCCGACGACCTCGACCAGTATCGCGGCGTCACCTGGTTCGCCACCGCGCTGTTGCAAATGCGCGACACGGCCGACTATCAGTACAACGAGCTGAAGGCCTCGGCCCTGGCGGCTTGCGTGGCCCTCTGGTACCGCCGACCGACCGGCGCCGGCCCGTTGGGCGCTGCGCTGCCCAGCGAGTGGGAGCTGGCCGATCGCGACGGCAACCCGATCACCGGGATGCAGCCGGGGATGCTGATGGACCTGGGGACCGACGGCGAAGTCGGCGGCTTCAATCCGGCCCGCCCGAACACCAATGTGGCCGAATTCATCGGCCACATGGTCCGCACAATCAGCCGGGCGTTGCCGGGCGTCAAATCGTCGACGCTCACCGGCGATTATCGGCGGGCCAGCTTCAGCTCCGAAAAATCCGAAGACAACGACGTCTGGCCGGAGCTCGAGGGGTTGCAAGACTGGTTCGCCGGCGGCTTCTGCCAGCCGGCCTACGAAGAGGTGCTGGTGGCCGGGATCCTGGCCGGCTATTTCGCCGGCGTGCTGAGCGCCGGCGAATTCCAGGAGCGCCGCAGCGACCTGGTCGCTGCCGCCTGGCAGGGCCCCGTGGCCCGCGCGATCAATCCGACCGACGACGCCAAGGCTTCGCACCTGCGGATCCAAGGCGGCATCAGCACGCCCCAGATCGAATGCGCGCGGGTCGGCCTCGATTGGCACGAGAACGTCAAGGAGGTCGCCGAGTTCATCCGCACCTGCACGGCCCTGGGCATTTCGGCCGACCTGATCCAGCAATGGCTGGGCATCGAGGCGATCAATCGGATCCAGGGCGACCCGCAGAGCGCAGGCATCGACGAGGACACGACCGCCGGTGATGCGAGCGGCGCCCCAGTCACCGCAGACGACGACGAGGAGGACGAGAGCGTTGAGTCGCCATCGCAAACCGCCGCGGCGTAGCGCCGCCCGACAAAGCGAGCAGGCGGTCGAGCACGACCGCGCGGAGTTCCGCACGTTCGCCGTGCGCGCCGCGAGCCTCGACGAGCAGCATCGCTCGGTCGAGGCCGACGTCGCCACGGAAACGCCCGTGCCCGAGTGGGATTGGGAGCGCTGGGAGATGGTGCCGCGCGTGCTGCTGGCCTCGGGAGCGCAGTTTCCGAGCAATGGCCAGGTGCCGTTTCTGGACAGCCACAACCGCAGCGGCACCGATTCGCAATTGGGCAGCGCCCGCGAGCTCGCGAAGCTCGGCGACCGGGTCCGCGGCCGGCTGTTTTTCAGCAGCACGGCCGACAAGCAATACACCAAGGTCCGCGAGGGCCACATCACCGACGTCTCGGCCGGGTTCACCGTGCAAAACGAAGTGCACGTCCCGGCCGGCAGCACGCACACGATCGACGGCCGCAGCTTCACCGGTCCGGTGAACGTGGCCACCAAATGGAAACTCCGCGAGGTGTCGATCACGCCGATCGGCGCCGATGAACAAGCCAAGCTGCGGGCCGCCGGCCGGCAGCAGGCGCCACCACGAGGGAAGTTTGCGATGAACGAGCAGTTGCGCGCGCTATGTGTCTCCAAGGGCATGCCGGAGAAAGCCACCGACGAGGAGGCCCAACGCTGGCTGCTCGACAACTTTCAAGCCGTCGAAGGCAAACCGGCCAGCAAAACCGAACCGCCGCAGGCCGGAGCGGAGCGGAAAGCTCCTCCGCCGGCCGCGCCCCCCGCCCCCCCCGCGACGTTCGACGCCGCCGCGGTCCAGGCGATCGTCCGCCAGGCGCTCGCCGAGAACGAAACGCAGCGCGCCGCAGCGATCGCCGCGCACCGCAAAGAAGTCGATGAGCTGTGCGAGCTGAGCGGCGTGCGGGCCTCGCCGGAAATTTACGCGTTGCCCGACGCGCTCGCGGTCCGCAAGCACCTCATCGATGAGCGGGCGCGCGCCGCGCCGACGCTCTTGGGCGGCGTGCAGATCGAACCGGGCCCGGCCAGCCGCGACAAGTTCCGCGAGGTCGTCGGCACCGCGTTCACGTTGCGCTGCCTGGAAAACACGTCGCAGCCGGCCGCGGCGATCGAGCGGCTGTTGCCCCTGGCCAAACGGCCCAAGGGCCACGAGCAATTCCGCTTCGCCAGCCTGCTGGACATCGCGCGGGAATGCCTGCGGGCCGATGGCTTCAACATCCGGGGGGACCTGACCCGCGAGCAGATCGCGATCGCCGCCCTCGGCTGGCCGGAAAAGGCCGGCTTCCGCTCCGGCTCGCCGGCCTACCACACGACCGGCAGCTTCCCCAACCTGGTCGTCGACGCGATCAACAAGTCGATGCAAATCGGCTACGAAGAGGTCAAGTCGACCTGGCGCGGCCCGATGCGGCAAGGCATGAGCGCCCAGGATTTCAAACAGATCCATCGGCTGCGCTTGGGCGCCGTGCCGAATTTCCCGATCTGGCCCGACAACGACAAGCCCAGCGAAGTCAGCTTCGCCGACGCCCAGGAGCAATACGCGGTCGAGGCCTACTCGCTGAAGTTCAGCTTCAGCTGGCGCTTGCTCGTGAACGACGACATGGACGTGCTGAGTCGCGCGCCGGCGATGGTCGGCGCGGCTGCGGCCCGGACCGTGAACGCGGCCGCCTGGGCCCAGCTCACCGGCAACCCGACGATGGGCGACGGCGTGGCCTTGTTCAGCGCCGCCAGCGGCGCTCGCAAGCAGGCGAACCTCACGACCGGCGTCCTCCCGCCGAGCGTGGCTGCTCGCCAGACGCTCACCAACCTGATGCGCCAGATGCGCGGCGAGAACACGCCCGAAGGCAACACGGCTCCCGACATCCTGAACCTGGAGCCGATGTACATCATCGGCCCCTCGGCGCTGGAAACGACGATCATGCAGCTGGTGAACTCGTTGGCCGACCCGGCCCAAGCGAACCCGGCCGTGTTCAACCCGGCCCGCACGCTGACTCCGGTCATCGAGCCGCTGTTGGACGCCTCGAGCGCCGTGGCCTGGTACCTGTTCGCCAGCCCGTCCCAGATCGACACCGTCGAGGTGACCTTCCTGCAGGGCCAGGAGTCGGTCGTCACCCGCGACTGGGTCGACGAGGAAAACCTGTCGCGCTGCTGGGCGGCCGTGCAAACCTTCGCCGCCAAGGCCCTCAACCATCGCGGCATGCAAAAGGCCGCGGGGGCGTAGGAGGCTTAGGGCTTACGGCCTAAGGCTTGGGGACGAAAACAATCAAACGCCGGCCGCCGGCGATCACTTCGAAGGGGAATGAACAAATGACCGCGTATCGTAAGGTAGTTCGCAAGATCGACGACTTCGACATGGCCCTGACCTTGACGACCACGCCGCAAGGCGAGTTCGGCTGGCGGAGCAAGACAACCCACACCTCCGGCACCCCGACCGCGGCCGTCGTGGCCGACAGCGTGGCGGGCAGCGCGCTGAAGATCGCGCTCGACACCACCAGCGAGGTTCAGGTCGAAACGGCCTACCAGAACGACGTCCTCGTCTTCCTGTTGGCCGAGCTGCAGCTGGTCGAGTTCGTGGCCAAGGTGTCGGGCGTGGCCAGCGCCAGCACGCTCCTGTTCGGGATCGCGACGGCCGAAAACGACACGCCGGCCAGCGTCACCAATTACGCCTGGTTCAAGCTGATCGGCGGCACGAGCACCAGCGAGCTGTACGTCGACTCGAGCGACGGCACGCACGTCAACACGTCAGTCGACACGCTGACCACGCTGGGCAGCGTCTACAAGAAATGCGCGATCGACTTCACCAACGGCCTGAAGGACGTGCGGTTCTACGTCGACGGCGCGCGGGTCTGCGCGAGCACCACGTTCGACCTCTCGGCCGCTTCGGCCGGCCAGGGCGTGCAGCTCTACCTGCAAGTCGGCAAGTCGTCGGCCGCCGACGCCCCGGCGTTGTACGTCACCGCCTGCGAGATCCAGTACCGCGTCGCGGGCGGCCAATAGTTCGTTCGTGTGCGGGTCGCGGCGGGTGTGGCGCCACAAAC